TCCCAGGCTGCAATCTATCACTCACGCGACTAGATAATTTTGTGATTACATTGGCCGGCGATTATTATCATTGTACCTGTTGGGGCAAGGTCACTTTCGCTCCATTAAACCAAGTGTGTAAATTGAGGGAACGAATTGACGCTTAGAATTACACTTGAAATTGTTCCGTTTGGAAATGAGGCGAACAAGCGAACGATTTATCAATTTGACATTTCCAATACAGGCACCTCAACCAAATCAGGCAAAACCCGATATGAAGCCCAACAGCTCATTCCAACGCCGGAAGATGGCGGTTGGGTTGGCTTTGGCTGCAAATTGCTACATAGGCGGGAAGATGGGGCCATTAAGCTAGCTGGGAAGCTGCTACAGCACCTTGGGCCGTCTTATGGCTATCTAGGTACCTGAAAAAGCTCACTTGGCTGTACGGGCTTCTATGGGGCTTGTAGGGGCTATCAAACAAAAGGGGACTCAAGCCGCTATCGCCAACCTGAGCCCCTTCCCCTGCCAGCCAAGCGCAAAATCTAGCAAGGCGTGCTTGGCGGAATAGTGCACATACATTGAGTCGGTCGGGATAGGCAAGCCTAAAAATGGAAAAGGGGCCAGCCTCCCGCGACTTTGCCCCCTTCATTTGCGTCTAGAGCGAAGTTCTAGTCCAAAACCCGCCCCACAACAAATGAGCCCTACTAAGCCGCTAAATAGCTGGCTGTTGCTGCCCCACTCTCAGCTTAACCCCTAAGAGATGGCTAGCCTGATGTTGCCCAAATAAGCTTGCCAGAGATTAAGCCTTGAACCTGTAACGGAGCCTTGCTCCATTTTCTACAACCCCCTTAGCTCCCGTAGCAAGCTAAGGATGAAAATTACCTAGCATGCTCAGGTAAGGCATACAAGAAAAAAGCTCCCTGTTATGCACAGAGAGCAGTTAGGGAGTAAGAAGCAAGCATATACGGGTTTTTACCTATTGCAAGCCGGCTAAGGCCCTGCTAGAGCCTTAATCGCTGTCGGCTATGAACCCTCCGATTGCACCTCTCTGATGGGGACGGCGCGGGTTTACCCTATGGGCTCGCGCCGTTTTCAGCTTGAGGAATGAACCAAATTCGGCTAAGCAAGCATTGCAGAACGCCAGCTCTGCAAACGGAAGGCTCCCCCGGTTGAGGTATCGTCCGGGGGAGCTTTTTGCGTTCTAGGCTGCATTCGCCGGTTCTTGATTGACCGGTTGGGCTTTCCCCTTAAAGAGCCTTCCTTTATAATCGCGCGGCCTATTATCAGCCGGGACGGCCGAACCATAGCCGGCAACCCTAAGCTGCTCATCCCTTGCCGCAATTTCAGCTTCCAATTCAGCAATGCGGGAATGGGCGCGCTCTATATCGGCCAGCATTTTCATCTTTTCCGACATGGCCTCGATTTGCGGATTGATAGCCGTGAATTCCCGCGCATTGGCGCTTTCGGCGATTGAGAGCGCGCCGGCCAGCTCGTTTAGATCGGCGTATTCCTCAGCCTCAAACAGGCCCCTGCGGCCTCTATAGGCCTCTAGGGCGTTCATAGCCTCATTGAAGGCTATCGCGGCAGCTAGAGCCAACTGGAGCGGGTTACGCCGCTCCCGCGTGGCCACAACAGGCACAACGCCATTAGCTTTAGCTAACTCACGCTCCGCCGCTCTGCGGGCCTTTTCTGCATCAGACAATTTCGGACGGCCAGCCATTTGGATTCTCCTAATTTGTGGTGATATAGATTGATGGGTTTTGCTTGAGATATTTGGCCCATTCCTGCGCGCCAAATCGAACCATTGCAATTTGGTAAACTGCGGCTATACAATTCCACCATGCTAAAGCATCTGGCGAAGGTGTAATCAAATCAGTCATGGCCTTTTGATGCTCGGAATAGGCTTGGTTAAGGGCCTTGCCAAAATCAACCAGCTCCATATAGGCTGGAGCTGGCGCTAAGAGAGATTTCAAAAGCTTTAATTGTTCCTGCATTCCAGTTCCCTAGAAGTCCAATGATAGAAGTTAATTAATCTCAAGGTACGCTTTCTATCTTTAGCGCTTAGTCTGATATTGCACAAGCGCCAAACATTATACCAGTAGATATGATCATGCATTTTGCCAGCTCCGTTATCATTCAAAAGAACACTTAGCTTGTTGGGCGATGACTGACACCAAAGGGGCAACAAGGCTTGCAACCCGGCTAAATGTTCGTTGGAATGATAGGCCCCCGAAGGGGCTTATTTGCGTTTGGGGGCTTGGGGCTTGCTCGGATATAGGCGAAACAGGCCCAAATGATGCAGAGGATTTCTCTGCTCCAGAGCGTTCAATGCGTCCAGTTCGGTTTCGCCATTTTGAAAGCCAATGTGCTTTCCATTATAATAAACGTCCCATTTCTTTATGGTTTTGCGCTTCATCTCACTTCCTCCATTACATTGCCTTAAGAGATGGCCCGAAGGGCCTATTTGTTTCTGTCGCTGACCTTGCCCTCAACCCCAATTCTCGCTGCTTTCCTCGCCTTGACTGCATCCATTTTCGCGAGATGGGCCGCGCATTTCTTGCATTGCGAAGTTCCGTAAGTGCGAAATTTCTCAATCGCGCTGCTCATATGTGCATTCCGATTTTTGCAGAGCGGCCGTCCACCGTCACTATATGCCGCGTGAATGATGCCTTGATTGTTACACATGTTCCATTCTCCTGATTAAATGGGCCATCCATTAAGACAATGCTTGCTTTAGGGTGAAGGGCGATTGCCTAACCAGAGCCTCTATGACTTTAAATATAGGCCGATTAAATTTAATGTAAAGTAAAAAATGCAGGAAATATCAAAAAAAATGGCCCCATAAATTAGGGGCCTGAAATTGCTATTTAATTTGTCGCTGTTTGCTAAGCGGGATAAGAGGCTGATCTTCGATTGTATCCCCCTCAAATTTCATAAACTCATCAATCCATTTTCGCAATTCGAGGAATATAAGAGGGGCTGTTTCGCTAAGCCGAGCTAGGCCAGTTCCTATACCCGATGCCGGCCAGACCACCACTCCGCCAGCCTTTAGCGTATTAAGTGCCTGGAATAGCCTGGGCTCAGCTATGGCCTTCCATTCAACTAGATCATTATCCCTTAGATAGGCCCCCTCGGCAAAGGTAGGATAACGCTTGGTTGGAATGCCAATTGAATTATGTTCGCCTCTGGCCTCTTTAGCCTGCCCTCCATAGCCAGTTTCCTGGAAATTGTCTCCGAATATATAGAGTTTTTTCGGGTTGGCCTTTATCTCTTGGCGCGTATACCAAATGACAGTTTCGAGCGGCATATCTGACTCCCTAGTAAAATATCCGGCGGATTAATTCAACGAATAGGAAACCACAACCAACGCCAGCCGATAAAATGATAACCTCCTTTAGCACTCGGTCCATTTTATTCCCCTACTGTATGGGCATATGATTGTGGAACTCGCTTACATATTGCATCCCATCGGCCGGCCGCGACAGCGAGCGTTTTAGCAGCCCTGAGCATATGCCGGCGTGGTCTTGTGGTTTCCTTCCCCATCGCAAAGGCTATGGCGAAATAATGACAGCCAAACACAAACTGCCCAATCGCAACCGGGAAACAAAAAATCATGCTCGGAGCGCGCTTGGCGATAATTCGGGCTCTGCCCTTATCAATCATTTCCTCACGCATATTCGCGGCAGATATCCAATGGGCTCTATCCATTATGCCTGAGATAGTATGCCTAGCGGGATGTGCCGTTTCATATGTTATGGCCCGCTTGGTGGTTCTCATGTCGAATTCCCATCGCTTAAAGCGCATGAATAATTCGCCATCTTCGCCGCCACCTAATTCTAGCTTTTCATTAAATGCATGGGGCTCAAAGGCGGAGCGGGATAAGCGGACATTGCCCGCTCCCATTGATTTGGAACTACCCTCAGCCGGGAATTTAAATTTTGTTGGTCTGGCCCATGCTGGGATTGAATCCGCATAATCCATGATATTTAGCCCAAATAATACGGGCGTATCGAGATAATCAGGATGCAATAAGCCGGCTATCCATTTTGAATCGGCTTGCTCATCGTCATCTATGAACATGAGATAATCCGCATCGGATTCAATCGCATATTTCCTGGCGGAATTTCGCGCCGATGCTATGCCCCTCTTGGGCTGGGTAATATAGGTAGACCAATGAGAAGATAGATTGGTGAATTTGATATAAGCGGGCCTGCCTGATTCCGCTGCGTCATTATCAACAATGACATAATGCACAATTATCCCAGGCGGGATATCCTGAGCCAGAAGCGACATAAGGCATTTTTCGAGCATCTTAGGCCGCCTATGGGTGCAAATAGCCACAACCGCTAATTTAAGCCCATTCTGCCGAATGCTCTCAACCGTTACCAGATTCAACACTTTGGATTTCTTTCACCAGAAAATTTAGATGGAATAGTTTCACGCTTCCCGCATCCTGCCCCCGCACGCCGACAACGGTCGATAGCAGGATATCGTTGGATAACTCTATTTTCCCGTCTTTCAAATCCTCATAGGCCCTATCTATCAAGTCCTCTAAAATGGCTTGCCACCTAGGGCTTTTGGCAAGCATTTGGCCGAATTCTTCGCGCGAAATAAGCATATGAGCGGCGTTATCCATAGAAGCGATAATCTCCTGATTGCTGGCTGCGGACATGGGCGATTTGGTTCCTGATTACAGGCTCGTCTAAATGCAAACTGCCCTTAATGATTTCTGTTAGCTCTGCGGCTCCCATCGTTGGGTTTTGAATGATAAATTGCTGAGCCGCGCTTAATTGCTGGAAAAGATTTATCGGTCTGTCTGGCTTGGCATTAGGCTTACCGACCTTCTCAAGCTCATGATCAAAGCGCCATTCCATGTATTTCAGCGCTATGGTTTTCCACTCGGAGCCAAAGGCTAACGCGAGTCTGGCCAAGAGCTTAGGCGTGGCAAAGGATTTCTTGTCAAGAAAACCGCGCAAATCCGCTTCTTCGCATTGAATTTGCTCAGCAATAATGGCCAAACCTATGTTGGCCCTAGCAATGCGATGCTTTAGGAGATGGACAAGCATGTCGTTAGAAATCGGTCCCATTTCTGCCTCCAAAAGGGCGTAAACAGGATTGGTCTAACAGATTTGTGACTTGGCGAAAAGGGGATTGCTTAGCTTAAGCAATCGTAAAAGTGAGATATCAGATGTCAGATTTTAAGCCTGATTGGAAGCTAGACCCATGGGAACAAATGGCCGTAGCGCTGACTCTGGCGCTTCCTAAGCACATACCGAACTGGCCCGGTTGCACAGATGAGCAAATGGCGGCTGTGGTAATGGATGTGTTGGAAATGATGGAGCGTTAACCGGCTGCAAACCAGTTTGCCCAAACATATCTAACTTATTGAAATTCCTAGCGGTAGTTTGCAAGTCATAGGGGGCTAAATCATTGAAATCATTCCATGCATCGGATTTATCCGAAAACCGAAGAAATTAACAAAATCAATGACTTAGCTATATGGTTTGCAGGCTAGTTTGCAGATTTGGGAAATGGCACAGGCTTAATTCCGCGCTCTTTGTCTCCCGGTTCCTCCGGCCCATGGTATATGATTTTTTGGAGTGTCCCGCACTCTGGGCACATATGCGGCTCAATTCTGCCCCAACATTCCTCCCCATGCCGCCATACATGGCCACAAGCCGCAACAGGGCATTTGTGCTTATGCGTGCTCATTGCGCAAGCTCCCCAATCCAAGATTGATTCAAAAGCTCCATTGCGGCCTTAGCTTGAGTATGGGTTTTCCTCAAATAGGCTTTCAAAGTTGGCACTTGGCCGGCATAGGCATGGCCTGATATGGCGGCTATTTGGGCCTCACTGGCCCCCATATCGGCGAGGGCTGTAATGGTGGTGCCCCTTAGATCATGGAAGCGCAAGCCTGTTTCGGTCAAGCCAGCATCGGCCACAGCCTTACGCCAAGCTTGCCGCAATGATACCTCTTGCCATTTGCCCCCTTTGGAATTCATCAGGATGAAATCGCTTAGGCGCGGTTGGCTAAGCACGAAATCCTTAAAGCCCCCGACCAAGGGCAATCCGACAAACGCCCCCGTCTTATTCTGGCGAACTGTTAGGGCATCCTTTTGGATATCGGGCCAGGATAAGCCGCAAATATCGCCCTGCCTTTGCGCGCTCCAGAGGGCCATGTGAGCAGCCCTAGCCACATCAGGCCTAGCCACTTTTAGAACAGCCTTAATCTGCTCTGGCTCCCATGTCATTTCGCTACGGTTGACCTTATAAACCTGTTTCATTTTGCGCAGCCGATTCACATCTAAAAGGTTTCTATCTTCGCCCCATTGGAAAAGAGTTTGGGCAAATACCATTAGATTGCGGGCCTGCCCAGGCTTTCCCGCTCGAATAATTTCGTCCCGCCATTCGGCAAACTCGCCTCTTATGGCTTTCTTCTCCATAGCTTTAAGCGGGCAAGCTCCATACCGGACACGGAGGGCCAGCATAGATTTGCGATAATTGGCTTTCGTTCCCGAGGCCAATTTGCGGAATTCGGCCCCTTGTTCATACTTCTGAATAAGCGAGCTAAAAGAGCCAGCAACGGTTGTGGCTGGCTCTGCTTTTTCGGCCTCTAGATATGACTCCAGAAATTGAGGCGTTCCAGGCTCGCCTAAGATACGCACGCCAGTCAAGCGGTTATAGCGGTAGAGTTTGCCGCCTTTCCGCACTGTGTTGATATTTGGTAGCGAAAACTTCATTCTTATCCGCCTTCCTCAGTTGACGCCGGAAATAAGCCCCCTCGTCCTCTATTATGGGCTCAGGGCCAATACCATGTAGCCTATCCATAGTTAAATTTAAAGCCCTTAAATCGTATAGATTAGCGCCATCAACTTTTATTTTAAGCCCCCTACGCTTTAAGAAAGCACGGAACCCGGCAACAGAAAGGCCGCAATAGGCTGCGGCCTCTTTACTCGGAACAAATCTCTGTTCTGTCATCCCATAACCCTTGTGATATTAATGTAATTAGATGAATTAGGCGGCCTGTCTTTATTCCTGTTTTGCAGCTCAGCCAAAATATCCGAGCACTCATTTGTATGATTGAATATTATTGCTTGAGTCAAATCAGGCTCAGCAATCATTTTCATGTCACGGATTTTGATTAAATCTCTATCCTTCTGAGTTAGGATATCTTCCTTAATTCCAGCCGAATAAGGAACCACAGGCAAAACAAGTGTTTGGCCCCACATCTTTGCAAATCGGCCTGTAATCGTGTCATCAGCGCAAACAATTGAATATGCGCGTCTCTCGACTAAGACAAATGTGCGCAAATAATGCCACACTAGGGATTTTAATCTATTCGCCTGTTTTTCATTCGACACATGAGCAGGGCCAGCAATTAAAAGCTTAAGCATTTCCATCTCGCTTATTGAGGAAAGTTCTTATTCGACGCAAAAGCAACAATTCAACTGTATGAGTTAGATTTTCATATTCGGCTTTGGTGGCTTTTCTTAATCTCCATTCTTTGCCCCTAGTGTGGGAGGCTAGATAATAAGCTGATAGCCCCCCACATCTTAGACAGAACCTATATAGGCCCTCAGTTGGCGATGGCGCTGTTGCGTAGCCCGTTGGGTCGAATGCTAAGCAATGAGGGCATATAACCATTTAACACAGCTTCCGGTATGGGCTGGCGGTCGACTAAGTCTGTAGCCCTGTTTGCCCAGCAAAGCAGCTCAGCAAAATCCTTGAGGCGAACAACCGCCAAGCCCTCTTGCCGATTGGCTTTCAGGAAAAGCACCTTTACGGGCTTTATCCATTTGTAAATTTCTCTAAAGCCATCGGCCCTTAGCTTAACCTCCCCGTCAACTTCTCCGCCAAGCCAATCCATGATTATGTCATTTTTGTACCCTGCCATTGCTCCCGACAAGGGAACCCTACGCGCCGTAACGCCAAATTTATTCAACCGCGTTACAAAATCCCGTTCGCCGCGCGTACCCTTATCTTTAGAAAACTTCGCCACTTATTTATTTACCCTTCATGATTTGTGAAATTCTTGCCGTAGTAATATTATATTTTTCAGCCGCTTGTTTTGGGCACATGCCATTTTTCAAATCGGCGATAATTGACGCATTCCGTTTAATCAATCTCCTATCTGGCCCCGGAGCCCTCCCTATTTTTGAATTATTGGTAATCTCCAATTCTCTCATTTTGGTATAAAGCGTTGGGGCTGAAAAACCCATAATTTCGACTATTTCATATATGTATAATTCTTGCTTCTTCAGCCTCTTTAATTTTTCGTCATCCTCTGGAGATTTCCATCTACCTCTAGACATACTAAACTCTCAAAATTGCTGTTATCGCAAATGGCAGAAATTTAATTATCAGCCATTCGCATTGTCCTGTTTTGTGTACCAAATATATATCCCAAATAATTGGGGGGACCATGACCAACGCGCCAACACAAAATTGGATACTCGACATTGGTCATATATCCCGCTAATAGGGTTTGACTTGAGTGTAGCTCACAGGCTTTTTATAATTCGCCATATAGATTTTAGCTAACTCAACAGATATCATGCCAGAGCGATTATTTATCTTCCTGGCATTCTCAGAGGCCCGCAAAAGCGCATGCTCATCCGCAATGGATAGAATCCCATTTATCATGCGGTCAATATCGATTTTCGTTGGTTCGATTTGGTAGGGAATAATATTCAGCGCGCCTAAATGCGCCTTCCGAATTGGTCGGAATTTCACGCCGGCCAGAATACGGCAGATTATATCAAAGGTTTTCTTGTCATGCTCGGCATGCATTTTTCTAAAGATATTAATGCATGTGGTTTCGAGCGGCGCGGCTGTTTTCTTAATTCGGCCGCCAGGATTGCTTTTGGGCTTAATTCCATATCGGGTTAGAATTCCCGATAATGAAATTTCATTTTGGTCACCTCGATAATAGAGGGCCGAAAATAGTTGACTGGACTTAATTGCCGTTCGATTGTGATTAATCCCAACAAAGCCAACAGCTTGGCGCTTAATATACGTCTCTGGCGTTTCGATTGTTTTTAGAAATGGGATGGAGATATTCTGATAGAGCGCGGCATAGGTGGCTTTTTGCCCATCTGTGCAAAACACCTTGCCCCATTCGGGAACCTCTACCAGATTGGGGACTTTGAATTGCCCCCAATCGAAATTTTCAGCGATCTCTTTCAAAACGCGCAAATCTGAGGCTTCAAATTCGCGCTGTATGTTGTGATCGATATAGATATGATGTTTGCGTGGATTGAGCCAAACCACCTTTGGAATAGCCCTCGTTAGCAGTTCCTTAGGCTCAATTTCCATGCCCTCGATAGGCACTATCGGCTTAACCAAGTCTTGCCGGTAACCATCTGGTAATATTGGCTTATTGCTAACTACAACCAAATGGCTGAGTTTTCGCGTGGCTTGAAGGTTTTTGGTTTTTTGCTGCCTTGTGGGGCTGTATGTCACAGCCGTTTCAGCTAAGCGTTTCATCATATTCTCCATTGCCCCACAATGACCATAAAGTGGGAAAACGAACAATATGCTTAGTCGCTTACCTTGCAAGCAAAAAATGCACTTTTAAGCAATCTTGTGCGCGGAGTAGCGAAATTCGCATCCGCCACTCATTGCGTAAAGCTCCACAGCCTCACGGCCAGGAATGCGCAGTTCCAGCGTGAATTTCTTGCCGCCAAACGCAATAATGCGCGCTTCGTCATGGTCGATTATGTCCGCGAAATGTCGGGCCATCTTCCAGCCGTCATCTGGGCCACAACGCAGCTCCCAGGCATTCATGCCTAACTCTGGGCAACGGACTTCCCAACTAACCGTTTTACCCACTCCCCCTTCATAGTGCGCTTCCAAGCGCTGTTTACGCCACCCGGCATAGGTCGGCTTTTGGTCCGCGCCTCGCCGCGCAGTTTCCGGCTGATTCGCCGGGCCTTTGCTATGTTGCGCAAATCCGTTTTTGTTTTCTGCGCCGCGCAAATCAGATGCGCTAGCCCCCGATTGTCCCATTCGTTTGTTCCGCCTATGGCTAAAGGTGTTATATGTTCGTCAATCCAAGGTTCGCCCTCTGGAATCGGCAGTTCGCAAATGCAGCAAATGCCCAATCGTTCCCTGTAAAGCTTGCCTCGCCTAGATTTTGTTAGTGGCTTTCGGGCCTCAAGTATAACCTCAGGCCTTAACCGTAGCTTGCTCGTTCTGTTGCTGATTCAGTTCGCCAAATCTCAATTACGGCCTTAGCCGCGTCAATTCTTGCTTTTAAAATTGCCAAATCAGCGGCGGCTTTAGCATCAGCCTCAACAGCCGCTTTGAATTCTTCACTTGCATAAGCCTCCCGTTCTTGTGCAGCAACGGGGAGCTGATTAAACCGTTTCATCAAAAGAGCCTTGGTATGCTTGAGCATGCTTTCAGCTTTTCTTGATTCATATACGGCGCTATGCATCTTGGGGGGCAAAGTATGCAAAACGTTCAATGCCCCCCGCAAAGCTGTTTCGTCTATGATCAATATGGCGGTACCTCGTCATCATAGCTCACATTGTAGTCATCAGGCCCATTCGGGGGAGGCGCATTTTCATAGGCCCCGTTCTCCCGATACGTGGCCGGCGGAATGGGCCTAGCGCGAGACATCGCATTAGAGCCGTTTTGAGTGGGGTTAGGGCCCTGATTATAATTCTGGCTACCCCTATAGCTCCCCCCCTGCCCTTGGGGCCTGTAGCCCCCGTTAGAACGCCCCTGAGAGCGTCCATTCTGGTTACCCTGGTCCTGCACATCAAGCACGTTGGTTAGCTTGTGCCCAAGGGAGCCGTTGTCGTTCTCCCAAGTGGAGATAAAAAACGTATGCATCTCGCCATCGGGCGTTACGATATTGCAAACGCCCTTGAATGCAGGATCAGTTTCCTTTTGCCTGCGGTCATTGGGCTTTGAATTGCCAGTGTTAGGCCGATAGCCTCCCTGCACATTTCCACCTTGGCGGCCTTGATAGCCCCGGTTCTGATTGTTAAAGTTCTGGCGCGGCTGGCGAAAGCCTCCGCCATTGTTTTGATTGTTCCAGCCCATGTTATTGCCTCAATCCGTTGCCGTAAGAGTCCATTTTCTTCAAGTTGTCGCTAACTGCTTTGGTCCTAAGAAAAGTATCAGTGTAGAATTGCATCTCTGCTTGATTGTCGATTAGTCTGATTTTAGGCTTTCCCGTCTTCTTATTGGTATTCAGGATAATAATTTGTTCGATTAATTCGCCTCGATTATCTTCCTCCCAAGCGAATTTGTATGCAGCCGTTTGAAAATAATGCTCGTTGTAAATTCCGCTACCAGTCTTCAAATCAACCTGAGTAAGCTTTCCATTGACTGACGCAAGTAAATCCATGGTGCCAGCAAAGTAAGCAGACTTAGAGAAAGTAATTAATTCAGTATCGATAGGTTGCACATTATTTTCTGAAATCCATTCTTGTAGAGCCTTGAGCCCGTTTATAACCAACGGATCAGTTGGGATTTCAACGGGCAGGCCCTTAAAGAGAGATTCGGCGATGGCATGAACTCGCGTTCCCACATCTCCAGCCGCCTCTTTAATTGTGTTGTATTCAGTCTTAGCCTTCTCGCAAACAGCTTCAATTTGTTCCCTAGAAGCATTCTCAGGCAGATTAACCTTGACATACTCGCCGGCCATCTTAGCCGCCCAAGGCAAAAGAGCTGGTTTGTCGAGTATGCCCAGAATGGAAGTCACGCCGGGAACAAATAAATCTTTCTCTGCCCAGTAATAAGCGTGCCGTTTGCGGCCAAAATCGCCGCGCTGAATAGTAATAGTTCCGCCATATAACGAGGCCTCAACCTCAATTCGAGGCCCCGTATCGGCTTGAATAGCGTTAGGCTGCATTTTTATAATTCCTCAAGTCCACAACTTCTAGATTGTGGGAGGCTAATGCTGCCTCGATTGCTTGGATTAAGTCTTTTCTCGAAAATCTATCGGCCATATCGGCGATTGCACATGCAACATCATGCGCATAAAACGCCGGATCATGGCCCATTTCTTCCTCAGGATTAATTTGCATTGAATGCGCTCCGGTTGGCATGAGCCAGAGTGAGAGCGCGACGCTCTATTGTCAGAAGGGCTCTGGCGCTATTGGCCAGAGTCTCTAAACGCTCAATGCGCTTGAGATAGCCTCCGACAGAGGAATCAACGATTTCCTCATCGGTTAGCTTGAGGGCATCTTTCAGCCCGGTAAGTGAAAGGGATTGCATTTGCCAGCTCCAGACAAAGGCCCATATCGGGCAACTGGAGCTATTTTAAGAGAAACTATTGCTAAGCGCAAGCGATTTTAGCAATCCCCCGCGCTTAGCTAGCAAGCTGCTTAACCAAGGGTTTCTATGGGCTTGATTACATATTGCAATCTGCCCAGATTTTCCCATTGGCCGGCTTTAGCAATAATTTTCTTTATCGAGGGGTTTAGGGCTTCGTAAATGGCCCCGCCTCTATCGGTTGGATAAAAGATTCTAAAAATTGGTTCATTATATTGAGATAGTTTAGCTAGGACTAAATCCGCTGGTCTGATTGGGGCCATGTAATCAAATAGGAGTATATCGCCCTGTACTAAATTGGTCTCATAGGGTTTTGTCATGGCCCTATCTGGATTTCTTATAGTAAAGCAACCTGCCCCTCTGCTTAGTTCATCCAAAAGCGACTTTCTATCTGAGCCCAGTATATCTTTTAACTTGGCCCCATCTATTTCATTTAGATTCTCTAGATGTGCTGGAGTAATAGAACCGCGTATTCTAGGTTCGTCGTTTATCCTTAACTCAATTACCGTAGCAGGTTTAATTGTCCCATTTCTAAGGTCGTCTGGCGATACATCAAACAACTTGGCCAGTTCTTCAATTCTATGGAGAAACGGCGTTTTGCCATTCTCATAGTTGTTATATGTGGTTTGAACCATGCCAGCGCGTTTAGCAGCGGCGGTTGCTGTATTGAATCCCGCCGCTATTCGAGCATTAACAAGGCCTTGCGCCAACTTTAGGCGCGATTCGCGTTCTGTGATCATTACCAGATTTTAACGTTTTAGCATCATACTCAGGCTTAGCGCCAAACCCACTTTGGGGCAATTAGCATCTACCTAAATTAAGATCATTTGTAAAGCACAAAGGCCTCGTTATGCGTACTTTTGCCTTATGGAGCAACAAACTCGCTCGAAACAATGGTGTAAAGCATCGGGCGGTTTGGAGTGATGAACGCCTTAAGCAAGCGCTCCAAATGCTTAAAAAAACACAGAATATGAAACTTACTGCTAAGGAAATAGGCGTAACGCCAGACAGTTTAAAGCGCGCCTTAAGACGGCGCGGCCTCACGATGCGAGCCGCTTTAGGCCGCATGAGTCAGGCGAAGAAGATAACCGGAACTGATTCGATTTTTGCGCCAAGCGCGAATCTAAGTGACAATAGCCCATTCATTGCTCAAGCCGCATTTGAGGCCAAACCGGCTAATGGCTGTAGCTGGCCGATTGGTGACCTGAGAATGGATGATTTTAGGTTTTGTGGGGCCAAGAGAGCCAAAGGCTCATATTGCCTGGGATGCTATGAGCGGGCCTATATCCCGGCTCCGCCGCTAAGCGAGCTAAGGATTGAGGCTTATATATAGGCTTATATATATTAGCCTATATAGTCTTACATACCGCCCCACTGGGGCTATAAGTATATAGGGGGCGTTCAAAATGTCAATAGGAAAAATCATTGAGAAGCGTATTTTCTGCGTTAGATGAATTAGGCGTTCAATTGCGGGACGCATCAAATGGGCGGTGGCACAAATGCAAATGCCCATCTTACGAATGCGAGGGAAAACGAAACAAAAATATGCAGGTGTTAATAACAGATGAATCAGTTGGGTATGTATGTTTCAGATGCGGGAAGAAGGGAAAAATCAGGCTCACTGATGAGCCCCGCACATCAGGCATACATGGCCACAAGGGGCATTCTAAGAGCGGCAACGCGGATTGGCGCCCGGACTATAACGGGCCACCACGATGATAAATTAGCATTTCCATATCAAAAGGGATTTGCAAAATTATATGAGGTTGGCTCCGATAATCCTTGGACACAGCGCAAAGCCAAAAATTCCAGGCTAAGCCTATTTCTTGGCGACAAGGTCGATTTTTCCAGGCCATGGATTTTGACAGAGGGCGAATTCGATAGTTTAGCCTCAATCGAGGTTGGCGAGACAAACGTTTGTAGCCTGCCTGACGGGGCCGTACAGCCAACAGAGGAAAACCCGGCTAAATCGGGCAAGCTCTGGGCAATCAGGGAAGCATGGCCGCGCATACAGGCAGGAGGCGGCCAGGCGATCTTAGCTCTAGACAATGATCCGGCTGGAGATGCGACTAGGGATGTGCTGATTGACATTTTAGGCCGCTGGAGATGCGCGGTTATAGATTGGCCGGCTCACGATCATGCAACGGGCCAAGATGGCAAATGCAAGGATTTAAATGAAATCCTACTCCTATTAGGGCCAGATGCGGTTAGAAATGCAATTCAGTTTGCCAAGCCGATTAAATTAGAAGGCGTATTTAAACCAAGCGAAATTAAAAAGAGGGCACCGCGTGTCTATTATTCTACTGGCCTTCCAGAAATGGATCAACACGTTAAGTTATTCCCTGGCGAATTATGCATCTGGACGGGCCATACGGGAGCAGGCAAAAGCACAGCATTATTCGGCGTACTTGGCTTTCTTGCGAAAAACGGACTCAAAATAGGATTGGCTTCATTCGAGGCTGATTATTGGGAGGACATACAGCCATGGTTCGAAACTTGGCTATTTGGCGAGGATACAAATGAACAGACCAAAATTGATGCTCACTTATGGCTTGACGAACGATTCGCTTTCATTAGTCACGAAATTGAACCCCTCAAAACCCCTGCGACAATCGAATGGCTTATCTCGCAAGCACAGGATGCTAAGGGGCGTTTCGGGATTGATGTATTGGTCGTGGACCCCTGGAATAAGCTACAGCATAAGCGCCGAAATTACGAAAACGAAACGGATTATATCGGACGCGCGCTCGCTGAGCTTCGTAACTTTGCGCAAGCCTATAATGTCATCGTCATTGTGGCTGCGCATCCCACTAAAGAAAGTGGCAAGGAAGGGGAAGTTCCGACCGAATTTGACATCCATGGCTCTATGAATTGGGGAAATGCAGCCGACCATGTAATAATGGTTTATAGGCCAGATAAGAAACTAACGGCAACTCTAATTAAGGTGGCTAAATCGAGATATAGGAAAGCCGGAATTGAAGGCGAAAAATGGTTTGTATTCTCAAGCAAGACAAATCTTTATTCGCCATGTGCTGAGCATATGATTCCGAAAAATGATAATAAAAAGGAAAGGCGCAAAAGGGCAGCATGATAATTTGGGATCATGAAGTTAAGGGCTCAGAATTAATTCGAGAATTTTTAATTAGCCAAGGGGAGCCGATTGCAAGGTTACAAAGACGTAGGCTATTCACGCCGTATGCGCATCGAATTCGCTTAATGCAGGAAAATGCGGATAAGCCAGAGGGATATAGAAAGCGCTCGTTGCGCAATAGGTTGACCAAACTAGATAAAGCCCTAACGGATCAGGAGGCCTATGCACTAGACCGGGCCTTTTCGGCTTGGTTGGCATTAAATGGCAAATCCAAATCGGTTGATTTTATGTCAGTTGGTGGAGGTTCGGGCCAAAGCGAGCCGCTTAATGATACAGAGTTAAAGGAAGCAAATGCATTTCGCATTATGAAAGGTTTAGCCGGAGCGCAAGCGCGCTTTGCAATGAGCAAATTATTTGAGGCTATGGCCCCTTGGAATGATGAGGTTTACAAAATCGAAATTTCCGATTGTGTGAAATTGGCGAAGTCAATAAAAAATGCATACGAACAAAAATAGAACTTGATTAGTTAAGGTCACAATGGTATATTATTTCTACACTGCAATTTGTGCGCGTTTTCTCGCGCTTTCCCCCTCGCCGCACTCCCCCATGCCGAATGTAACAATTCGGCCACACAAACGGCCACGTTTACGCCGTTATCTCCTATTCGAGTTGTGCTAGCCGATTGCTCAAGCTAGCAATGAACAGCACCGCACAAGCGGGGATAGATTTGGATGCGCAAATCTAGTGCGGTGCAACATAAGCCGCGAGGGATAACTAGGCCCGTCCGGCAAAAATCGGCGGGCCTTTTGCATGAAGACATTATCGCGGGGTAGAGTAGCCCGGTTCACTCATAGGGCTCATTACCCTAGCACGCTGGTTCAAATCCAGCCCCCGCAACCAATCTGAGGATATGCGCATGAGCACATATGACATGATCGCAGGCAGGCGATTTTATGCCCCATTGTTGTTTACCGTTATGTTCAAAGAGGCTTTATTTGATCCTAAAGAATTGCCTCGATTGCGCGATTGCTATTTTAACGAAAGGGGCGAAGTAGAGCTATTCAGCAAGACAGGCCCTAATGCGTGGTATGGGCAGGATGAGAACAAGGCTTATCACAATTTGCCAGGATATTTAGGCGAAGGCGAACCATGCACCTATGACCCTGTTTACGCCAAATGGCGCTATGAATGGCCGAAAGACGCAGCAAAGAGATTGATCCTATCTCGCGCATTCGAAATGGTCGGATCATATGATCCTTTAGCCGAGATGCAGCGCATATTAAGCGATATGAACGCGGGCAAGGTAACGCCCGAAACGGTCCGCGCTTACAAAGAGGGCGAACCAATGGTCCAACAGATAATAGATATTCTGCAAAAGAAGAACTAGCGCTATGGGCAAGTCGCTTTATAAGAAGTCCAAGCAGGCGAGACTTAAGGCCGCCAAGCAATGGCAAGAGATAAAGAACCGCAAGAAAGCCTTCCCCTATGTGGTCACGATCAAACAATGTTGCGGCTGTTGCGAGAGCACCTTGCGCTTTAAGACGGAAGCGGCATTCCTAGAGCAATGGAATAAGCTGGAGCTAACTGTTTCGGCCATGATTACCGATGATGAGGGCATTACCCATAAAAGCCTAGATACATTTTACGGCTATTGCCTTGGATCAAAGAATGATCGCAGCATTGATTATCTGATATCGCAAATCATGAACAAGCCAATCAAGGCAAATCAGAGCCAATAATGCGCAAGGGCCCGAATGATTATCCGCTATCGGGCGGTTTCGAGATGGAACGGCTAACCAGAGCCAAGCGCTTTCATAAATTTGGCCCGTCTGTTGGCCGATATATCAAGGCGCGGTTTTGGCGAAGGATGCGCCGAATAGTCAGGCTGCAAATTACACAAGAAATTAACCAGCTAACTTAACCACTTAAAAAGTCTTAGCCCATACAATGGAGGAATGCATTGAGCAAATATGAGCCAAAGTTAGAGCCAACTCAAAGAATGCTGGAGATTGAGGCTAATATCAAGCTGCTTGGCAAGGCCAAGGCGGCCGAAAAACTTGGCATAACTGTACCGACATTAAACAGCTCAATGCAGCGACTAGAGTCAAAAAGGCGTAGATTGGAAAAGGCTAAGAAGAATGGATTATACGGATCAGGTTGATTGCGGGGCAAATGATTTTAGCGGTTGTGCGGTTATGAGGGCCGATAATGCCATAATGGCGAGGGAAGCTCAAGCCAGCGCGACGGCATGGTTTCTAAAAGAGCGAAATGCATTTTATGGCGAGCCTCCGCTAGCCGATGAGGCCCCCAAGATTTGGGCTGGCGGGCCAATTTATAGCGCGGGAACTAGCCCAAAGCCGGCTCCAGCGCATACAGCGCAAATGGCTATGCTCCAGAAAATTACCGAATTGGAGTTGCGGAACCATCGCCTAGATGAAGAAAACAAAAGCTGGCTTCATCAGCTCAATGACAAATCGGACCAATTTAAGAAGTTAAGCGCTGTCTGCACATCTTTATTCGCTGAAATAAATGGGCTGAAAATCGAGAAGGCGAAACTTGAGGCTGAATTGGCCGATATCAAGGCGAACGGAGTGCAGCTCAATTCTGTCCCATTCCATACTCGCGGCAAGGGCGTTGATATAAGCCGCGCTATAAATAACACCAATTTCGGCAATTCACGCACAGGCCTCCCACTCCACGACCGATATTAAGGGCTAATCCATGCCGGTAGAGCTTACGTTAGTCATTAGTCTGATAGCTGTATATATAGGCTTTTGGTGGATGTATTTTTTGGCGAGGGATTGGCGTAAGCTTTATCATCGGGCCCGCGATGGCGAAAAGCTGCAAGCCGATTTAAACCAAAAGCTATTGGCTCAATTACGATTTGTGAATAGCGTAAACCCATGCCAGTGCGGAAAATGCATTTGCAATAGTCCGAGTTTCGATTATCGCCAGACATATGGCAAAACCATAAATTAATGGGGGCTCGAATGTGCGGATTTATATTTAGCTGGATTGATTGGATTTCTCTGCTTTGGTGCATTTTGGTTGGCGCTATAGCCGGCAATTTCTGGCGCGCTACGCGGATTGTTCAGGCCGCTTTTGTCATGCAAGGCGTATTATTGAGCCGCACTGAGCAAGAATTAGCCGCTTGCCGATATGTTCGCAATGATTGGCAAAAGGTGGCCAACGATAGAGCAAAAGAAATCATTCGGCTAATGGCGCTAATTGAAGACAAAGAAGCCATATAGCTGGCAAGCTGATGTATTTGGCAGTTGGGAATTATGGCTTAGCATAATGCGAGCCAGACATTTGGAGGCTATGAGCATGATATCATTTGGAATGGCAATTCGTTATTGCATGAATGAAGGCAAGCGCATTTCCCGTGTTGGCTGGAATGGGGCTGAAATGTGGGTTGCCCATATTCCAGCGAGCACAGCTCATGTTAATAATTTGACCGCTCATAACGAGCCCGAATGGGTAATTAGGCTAGCGCGCGAAGAAGGCGGAGCCGTGCATTTCCCGGCCAAGTTCGCGCTTAAAGATACGAACAATCATATTCAAGTAGGTTGGGCTCCCTCTCAGGCGGATATGTGCGCCAATGATTGGATTGTCTTGGATGATTGATATTACGCCAGCCAAATTCGCTTGCGTCGCAACGGCATCCTGCCCAGCGATCCTATTGGATGAAGCCAATGGGCGATATATAATTATTGGCAAGCTTATAGCTTCGAGCGATCCGGCTATTTCGGGAAGAGTTGGGCCAAATGAGGCAGGGATTGAAATCCCAATCGGCCTACTCGATGAGGTGATGGACGGATGACTAGCTGTGTTGACATGGCCCAAGCAATCGAGGCCGCAGCTAATTCAATAGGCGTTGCGCTATTTGTCATCGCTATAATATGGGGATTGGTGCAATGGGCCAAAATGCAATGACTAGCGCAGAAACAATCAAGCCAGAGCCCATTGCTTGCAAATGACAATGCGAAAGCGGCTTAGGCTTTTGGATTGTCGTGGCAATAATCATTTGGGTTTTCTGCAAATGATCGATCAAGATGAGCTAAGGGCTGATTCAATTTATGGCTTGCTTATGGAGCATTGGGAGCCAGCCGGATGCATATACTTTCGCGCCATGCCGGACATGAGCTTAGCCGCCGTCAAAAAGCAGCTATTCACATATGGCATTGTGAACAAGCTGGAATGGAATAGCTTTGGGCAACGTTGGTGCTTTGAGAATGCACATGATGCGATCTTGGCGCTAAGCGTTTGGAGCGGCGAGGGCGATCCATGCGGGCCTTGGCTCAAGACGTTTCATCCCGAGCGCCATAATCCGAACATGTTCAAGCAGCGTGAGGGAGCCCCATGGATATGGGATAGAATCCCAGCTAATGAGCTAAACGTATGTAGAATCTGGCCCCATTAGTCGAGGCTTTTTCATGGGCAAAATGTATAATACACTGATCACAAAGGGGCTTTATGATCAGTATAATGGACAAAATAACATGATAGTAGCCGTTACAGGTGGCCGCGATTTCGCTGATAAACGCGTAGTGAATATAAACCTTAGCGCCATACATCAATTTACGCCAATTAGCTGGCTTGTGCATGGCAACGCATCTGGAGCCGATACATTAGCCGCAAGTTGGGCCTCCATTCGAGGCATACCGCTATGGCCATTTGACGCCGATTGGGAGGACATAGACGCTCCTGGAGCTGTGATTAAGAAGCGCAAGGATGGCAGGCTTTATAATGCCCTAGCGGGCCATTGGCGCAACATAGAGATGCTAGACGTAGCTAAGCCCAAATTGCTACTAAGCTTCCCAGGCGGCAGGGGAACCGCTCATTGTACAAAAGAAGCCATTAAGCGGGGAATGGACGTTATATATTGCAGATAGGAATAAATGGGCAGAAAAAAAGCCCTGACTAATGATGCTCGCACAATAGCGACATTACGAAAATTAGGTGAATGGGGCGCAACGCGAGACGAGGCCGCCGCGTGGTTAGAAGTAAGCCGGCCAACACTTTGGAAATTTTTAAACGAATATCCTGAAGTCTCCGAACATTTTGAAGGCGGCTTAGATCGCGGGAAAGTCACGCTTAGGCGCTGGCAATGGGCCTCGGCTAAAGCAGGCAATGTCACCATGCAAATATGGCTCGGCAAGCAATTATTAAAACAGCGCGATGACGGCGGGTTAGCCGACAATGGCACAAAAGAATCCATTGACGCATTAAGAGAAGAAATTGAACGCAAATTGGTTCGCGTCATTGACGCACAGCCAGAGGGAGAACTGGCTAAAGAGCCTAAGCCAAGCTGAGTTAGAATCGCTTAGATACGATTGGAAATTTTGGGGTAGGCCAGACCAGCAAACGCCGGAAGGCGATTGGGGCATTTGGCTTATTTTAGCCGGTCGCGGCTATGGCAAAACCCGCATGGGGGCCGAATGGGTGCGCTCCATTGCTACAGGTCAAACGCCTCTGACAGGCGGCCAATACTCTCATATAGCCATAGTTGGCGAGACAGCCGCAGATAATCGCGATGTGATCGTGGAGGGGCCAGCCGGAATTCTCGCAACTCATCCGCGCGAGTTTCGGCCAAAGTACACGCCATCAAACAGGCGCTTAACATGGCCAAATGGCACAATAGGCTCGTTATATAACGCAACCGAACCTGATCAATTGAGAGGCCCGCAGCATGGCGCTGCTTGGTTAGACGAGCTAGCAAAGTGGCGTTATAGTCAGGAAACATGGGATATGCTGCAATTTGGCTTGAGGATGGGCGATAAGCCCAAACAAGCCATTACTACCACTCCCAGGCCTATTCCGCTAGTTAAAAAGCTTATAGCTCAAGAGGGCGATGGCGTTTACGTCACCCGAGGCCGAACATTAGACAACCGAGCTAACTTAGCTCCAGATTTTATTAAAGTCATCCAAAGGCGCTATGAAGGCACACGCTTAGGCAGACAAGAGTTAAACGCGGAAATCTTGGATGACGTACCCGGAGCGCTCTGGACGCGCCAAATGCTCGAAGATGCGCGCATACCACGCCGGCCAGACGGCTCAATGCCCAAACTGCCCTCTATGCAAAGGATTGTGGTCGCAATTGATCCGGCTATTACAGCGCCAGTTGACGGCGTTGTATCGGAGGAAACGGCCGAAACCGGAATTGTTATAGCGGGCCTCGGCATAGATGGGCGCGGATATGTGTTTGATGATTTGACCTGTAGACTCGGGCCAAACGGTTGGGCTCGAAAGGCTATCGCTGGCTATGATCTTTATCACGCTGATACCTTGGTTGCAGAAGTAAACCAAGGCGGCGCAATGGTCGACTCGGTTCTTAGATCGGTCAGGCCATCTATTCCATTAATTATGGTGCGGGCCTCTAGAGGCAAGGTGACTAGGGCTGAGCCGGTTTCGGCTTTATATGCCCAGGGCAGAGTTAGCCATGTTGGTAGTTTACCTGAGTTAGAAGACCAAATGGTTTTATTTACTCAATTTGGCATAGAGGGCTCCACCACAGCCGATAGAGTGGACGCGCTCGTTTGGGCATTAACTGAATTATTTCCAGCTCTGGTTTTCCATGTGGACGATAAGGATCAATTGGGCAAAGAACCATTAGAGAATATCGGCCGCAAGCAATCAACTGGATACTAGGCATTTTTAGAAGCAGCGCTTTAAATGGGCGGTATGTAGGCAAAATTTAATTGCAGACTTCTAAATCTTAAAGATAAGCGAGCCTAAAGCCGCCAGCTTATACCAATTTAATTATGGAGGGGAAAATACAATTATTCTTGGATACTGAATTTAACGGCTTTGGTGGCGAATTAATCTCATTGGCTTTAGTTGCATCAAATAATGAGGAATTCTATGGGGTTTATAAAATCCCAAATAATCCGCATCCTTGGGTTAAAGAGCATGTTATTCCCCATTTAAAGTGGGGCGGGAGGGACGACGCAATATTGCCTGATCCTGAATTCATGCAAAAATTCTGCCTTTGGATTTATCGCTTTCGAGATGCGGAAATAATCGCAGATTGGCCAGCCGATATAGAGCATTTCTGCAAATTGCTGACTTATAATGGATCGCAAAATGGTTGGCGTGTTCCTGCCAATTTCCGATTTAGACTAATCGACCGACTAAACAACTATTCAAGCGAAGTTCCACACAACGCATTGAGCGACGCGCGCGCACTACGCGATTATTGCAAAGACTGGAAAATTTGAGGCAACATGAACGTTTTTGACATTACGCTAGACGACAAGCAAAAAGCATACATCAATCTGTTAGGGCATCACACTAATCAATTTAAGGCCCTATTAGCAGATTTAGCAGGGCCAGCCACGCAAGAGGGGAATATTCCTTTTACGCGCGAGCTGGCTTTAGCTAATACACGATTAGAAGAAGCCTATTACCATGCACGCGAGCATGTATTAAGAATTGCGGCCAAAAGAAACGCGGTGAATTAAATGCCATTCCTTCCCGCTCTTTGCTTGGTATTCGTGATTGCTAAATTAGCTGGCGCAATTACGTGGTCATGGTGGATTGTATTTAGCCCAATATGGGCGGCCTTATTATTGGCTTTATTCATTTTACTTGTTTGGCTGATTGTACAAGCCAGCAAATAATAGAAGACGCATACTAAAGAGTATTAGTGAAAGATAATGACGCATTAGGCGGCCTGGAAAAATATAGCCAATCGCCAAACGTAATCGAAGCATTCAAAGAATCAGACATTACGAAATTAGGTCAAGAGGCCTTAGAAGAATACCATATTGACCGGGAATCGCGGGCGGAATGGGAGCAGAATGCAAAGGAGGCCATGAAAGCCATTTTGCAGGACAAGGCCGATAAAAACTATCCTTGGCCTAAGGCGTCTAACGTAAAGGTTCCTCTACTCACTACGGCTGCATTGCAGTTTGCGGCACGGGCATACCCCGCAATTGTCCAAACGCCTAAAATGGTGCGAATGGAGATTATCGGCCGCGACCGTGACCAGCAAAAGCAAGAAAGAGCCGATAGGGTAGAAACCCATATGAGCTACCAGCTTTTGAAAGAGGTCAAAGGCTGGGAAGCGGACACAGATACATTACTCCACCAAATCCCAGCTATTGGCTGTGCATTTAGAAAGACATTCTATAACAACGAATTTAAACGACCTGATGCCAGATTGGTATCCGCATTTGATTTGGTCGTGAATCAATCTGCGGTATCTCTAGAAACTGTTCCGCGAATATCTCACAGATTTGACTTGTATCCATATGAGATACAAAGCCGGATTAGAGGCGGAACATTCGCTGATTTTGATTTAGACGCATTTGACGGGGGCTCAGATGATGAAGGGTTTCGCCCTCGCGAAGAAAATCGCCAAGATAGTATGGCGGCGCATTCATTTATTGAACAGCACCGCTACCACGATCTAGATGGGGATGGCTTCGCAGAGCCCTGGATTGTTACTTGTCATGAAAGCAGCGAAAAGGTTGTTCGAATTGCCCCCAATTTTGATTTAAAGAGGGCAACGCTAAATAAGCGTAATCAGATTGTAACGCTCCCCCGCTATAATTATTTCACCAAATACGGATTTATCCCCGACCCAGCCGGCGGGTTTTACGATATTGGATTTGGTCTATTGCTCAGAACTTTATCCGATGCAATCGACACAAGCTTAAATCAAATGCTTGACGCCGGCCATTTGCAAAACGCGGGTGGCGGCTTTATTGGCTCTGGCCTTAATTTAAAGAAATCAGAGCTTAGATTTTCTCCTGGCGTTTATCATACGGTAAATGCTCAGGGTGGCGTAATCAGAGATTCAGTAGTGCATAATCAGCACCCTGGACCAAGCGAAGCATTATTGAATCTCTTGGTTATGCTTATTGATTTTGGCAAGCAAATTACCGCTGTTCAAGACATTTTGACTGGAGAAAGCCAGAGGGCTCAACCGGCCACAACTACCCTTGCGCAGATAGAACAAGGGCTAAAGGTATTCTCCGCGATTTATAAGCGGATTTATCGGGCCTTAGGGGATGAATATAAAATCCTCTATGACTTAAACGCCCGCTATCCTGATCAAGAAAAATACCTGAAAATACTAGATTGGCAACCGCCCGCTATGCCTCAAATGGGCGGTGCGCCAGCCATGCCAGGACAGGCTTCTATAGCTAACGGGGCTCCCCCTCCTAGCCCTATGGCTCCGCCTCCTGGCATGGCACCTAACCCGGAAGCAATGCAGCCTGATCAAGGCCAAATGCCCCAACAGGGCCAAATGATGCCACCTCAGGCTATGCCGCCTATTATGGTACGGGATTATAGCTATGAAGATTGCGACATTTATCCCGTTGCTGACCCGCATATGGTCACGGATATGCAAAGGCTTGCTAAAGCTCAAGTCTTAATGGAACTAGCCGGACATCCTACAATTGGGCCAGCATTAAATATGGCTGAAATTGGCAAGAGGGTATTACAGGCCAGCAATATTGAAAATGTGGCCGAAATTATTCCGCAGAAAACAGAGCCAAGCCCAGCCGAACAAATCCAAATGGCAGGGGCTCAAGCTGCGGTCAAGGTCCAAGAGGCCGATGCTCAGCTAAAGCAGGCACAAGCCATTAAGGCCATGTCTGAGGCTGGAGCAGCCGGCCAGGAAGGCGGAGATGGCTCTAACCAGCTTCAAGCCGCCACAGATGCTCAAAAGCTCGCTGATGAGCGAGACGAGAAGGGCCGCCGCTTCGAGCTGGATTATGCGGATAAGGAACGGCAAGCATTTGAGAGCGACCGCGAGTTTGTTGCCGGCCGCGAAGATGCGGCCAGACAGCACGAAAAGGACTTGGCCGATCAACAGCACAAACATGTTTTAGAGCGCGAAAATGCGGAATTTGACCGAGTGCTAAAGTCAACCGAGCTTGGCAATCAAGCGTTTGAGAGCGATAGGCAGGCTAAAACTGAGGATGAGCGCAATGAACGAGCCGATCTAGAGTCAGATAGAAACCGCGAAGACGAAGCCACTAGGGCTGAATCCGATGGCGAAAGACAGCTTGAAATTGAAAAGCTCAAAGCTCAGGCGAAAAAGTCAAGCGCAAAGTAAAGGGGGGAGAGTCGAAAGCGGGGGCGGCTCGACTCTCCCCAAGCGCGCCCTCTCAGGACGGGGCTAGTTTGTGATGAGGGGAACGAAACTAGCAAGCGCGCAAGTGATTCTTAAGCACAGAAAGAAGGGGCTGACAAGTGCTATTTGAGAAAGATGAATGGGACGCTTGGCGTGAACATCCTGTAACCACTTGGTTCATGGATCAGTTTCTAGCCAAAGAGGCTGAAGAAGCCAAACAGCGATTTATTGAATACGCATGGGGCCAACGTGATGTTGATCCAATTACGCATGCGGCTATTTTTGAGCGGGCAAAAGTTCTAAACGAAATGCGCTCGCTTACCTATGAGGATATGGAGGATATTAATTATTGAGAATAAGAGCGGAATTGCACCGCTTGAATATTACATTTTAATTCGGCTTGATACAATTTCAGAGCGCACAAGCAAAAACATTTGGTTGCCAGAAACGACACGCGAACAAATGCAGCAAGCGCAAACATCTGGCGAATTGATAGCAATTGGCCCATTGGCTTTCCAGTATGACATAGAAAATAAAGTCATCCCGAAAGTTGGGCAAAGAGTAGTTTTTCCAAAATATGGCGGCTTTGTCGTTAAGGGCAAAGACACAGCCGAATATCGCTTATTAAAAGACGGCGATTTAGCAGCAATTTTAACCGAATAAACAAAACGGTAAATGATTTTAGACGACGAAAATGAGGAGTCAGGCAATATTTCGCCTGATTCCTCTAATGAAAATGTTGACGATACTCCAAATGAAACAGAGGATGTTGGCCAACATGAGGAAGTAGCCGCCAAGGCGCGCGGTTGGGTTCCGAAGGAACAATTTAGAGGCAAAGAGGAAGATTGGCAGGACGCCAAATCTTTCTTAGATCGCAATGCTAGCTTAAAAACCGAGCTGGAGAAATTGCGCAATCAGGTTGCCGTTCAAGAGGAAACCTACGCAGAGCGCATTAAGCGTATCGAGAATGCCAATGAACGCATTATCCGCGAAGACAGGGAGCGCACCCTTAGGGAGGTTCGCCGCGCTAAGCGGGACGCAGCCGAGCTAGGCGACTTAGACGAATTTGACCGCTTAGAGGGCTTAGAGGATAAATATTACCAGCGCTTTGCTGAGGTTGACCGGGAAGCGCAAGCCCCTACTCAAAAGAAGCAAACGCAAAATGCCCCCGACCTCTTGCCGGAAACGCAAGATTGGATACGGCGCAATACGTGGTTCAATGAATCCATGCCAATGCAGCAAATTGCCTTGGGATTTTATAACGAAGCGCTAGAGGGCATGCCGGCCAATAAGGATGAAACCAAGCGATTAGCATATGTTGAAAAGCGTATGGGCGAAGTCTACCCGGATAAATTTGGAACCGGGAACAAAAACAATTCAGTTGAAGGTGGCCAGCGCAATATACAGTCTGGAAATCAAATCACGAAATTGACTTCTGAGGAAAGATCGGCTTGTAAGAAATTTATTGCAAAAGGGATTATAAAAAATGAGGCTGAATATATTAGGTATCTAAATGAGTATGAGTAGTTTTCGCGAAAAGCGGTTATTAGAACTGACAGAACGCAGAAAAAAGCATGAAGGCGAATTCGGCCCATCTTATCGCTTGACAATTCCAGATAATATTGTAAAATATTTGGCAGACAATGATTTAGTTGGTCGGTTTATTAATGATACCGATAACGGGCGAATATACGATAAGACGCAACGCGATACTTGGGATTTTTTAACCAACGAAGAAGTTGCGGACGATGAAAGAAACGTCAATCCAGGTAGCGAGCGAATTGCTCGCCGCGTTGGCACTAAAGAAGATGGCTCGCCGCTTTTAAGCTATTTATGCGTTAAACCGCGCAAATGGTACGAAGCGGATAAGGAAAGGCGGAATAAGCCTCATGAAGAAATGATGGCCGAAATTCGCGACAAGCCCTTAAAAACCTCACAGAGCGAAGATTTAAGCGATGATGAGGAACACGCATATATCCCAAGGGAAGCTAAGACGCGAGCCAAGGGATTGAAGCGGGCATAATTTATATATTTTGAATGAATTTTTATTTAGGAATTAATGGCTAATACTGTTGCGCCTTATGGGCTTCGTCCCATTGGGTATGCATTTGGCGGCCCCTATGATGGGCGTTGCCGTCCATATATCGCGCCCTCCACTTATGCCACAGCCCTGTTTATTGGCGATCCGGTCATTATCACCGGCACGTCAAATAGCACCGCTGTACGCGGCTATCCGCCCGGCACGTTGCCGGAAATTAATCGCGCGGGTGGCACTGCGCAGCTAACTGGCGTTATTGTCGGTTTCCTGCCCCTCTCTGGCGCTGAAAGCACTGTTTACGGTGCGGCCTCTACTACCCGAATTGCACTCGTCGCCGATGCTCCCGACCTACTTTGCAGCATTGCGGACGATGCCTCTGGCACGCTTGCAATTACTGATGTTGGGCTAAATGCTCAAATCGTCTTTACCACGGCAGGCTCTACCGCTACCGGGCTCTCCGGCGCTCTGCTTGACGCGACCACGCCGGCCACTACCGCGACATTTCCGCTCAAGATTATTTCGCTTCTGGATATTTCCAACAATGAAGTTGGAACCTCTGCGCAATGGCTTGTTTCGTTTAATGCGCATACCTATTCAACCGGTACACTTGGTTTAGCAGTCTAATGGGCGTAATTAATACTGGCTCGCACCCTAAGGCATTGTGGCCGGGGATTCGGGCATTCTTTGGTTCGGTTTATGATAGCCAGCCTAAGATTTGGTCTCAAATTTTTGAGACTGTGGCTTCTGAAAAAGCATATGAGGAAGGCGTTGCAACTCAGTCTTTTGGCCTAGCCATAAAGAAGAATGAAGGCGCATCGATTTCTTATGATAGCCATAATCAGGAATGGACGCGGCGTTCTACCCATGACACTTACGGCTTAGGCTATATTGTCACTGAAGAAGAGCTTGAAGATAACCTTTATGAGGATAAATCCTTCAATCGCTCTAAGCTACTTGCCATTTCCATGGCTGAAACGAAAGAAATTGTTCACGCGAATATTTTCAATCGTGGCTTTAGTTCGTCTTATACGGGCGGCGATGGCGTTGAATTGTTTAGTTCGGCTCATCCAACCGCAGTAGGCAACCAATCTAATATTCTGACTGTTGCGGCTGACTTTTCTGAATTAGCATTAGAAGACATGCTTATTCAGATGGCCGATAATAAGAATAGCCGTGGCTTACGTTTCCCGCTTAAGGGCCAAAAGCTGATTATCCGACATGAGTTAATGTTCGAAGTTGAGCGTATCCTTAAGTCTACTTTACGTAGCGGTACGGCCAATAACGACATTAATGCCCTAAAGGCTATGGGCATGCTGCCTGAGGGCTATGTTGTCTGTCATTATTTGACTGACGCTGATGCGTGGTTTGTGCAAACGAGCGCGCCGAATGGCCTGCTTAGCTTCCAACGCCGGAAAATGAAATTCCAGCAAGATAACGATTTTGATACGTCCAATGCTAAGGCAAAGGCCACAGAGCGTTATGTGCCTGATTGGAATGATTGGCGCGGCGTTTATGGTACGCCAGGGGCGTAAGCTCTAGGACTTTAAGAGCGTCCCCTTTATGGGGACGTTTCTATATTTTGAAACGCTTTTAAGGTAAAAGATATTTAATGGGTGTTCCTACCCGGTTCACTAACGGTGTAACAACCGCACTCCCGACTCAGCCCCTAGCTCAGTTTGGGCTTCCCGTGCCATTCTCCTGGCATGTTTGGTTTGACGATTTTGATGACTATGCCGCCGCTCAATGGGTTATCACCACAACTGAGGCTGGCGCTGGTTCGGCTACTGAGGCCGTAGGCAATATTGATGGTGGCGTTTTAGTCATCACGAATGATGCGGCCGATGATGATAATGATTTCTTCCAATGGTCCGGCGTTGATGGCTCAGGCACAGCCGAAACATTCTTATTTGTTCCTGGCAAAAAGCTGATTTTCGCTAGTCGCTTTAAAGTGTCCGATGCAACCCAAAGCGACTTCGTTATGGGCCTGCAAATCACTGATACCACGCCCTTAGCGGTTACGGATGGCGTATATTTCCGCAAAGATGACGGCGACGCTAATTTAGACTTTGTGGTACTTAAAAATAGCGCCGGCACGACCACGACAGCATTTAGCACGGCGGCCGATGACACTTTTATGGAATTGGCATTTTTCTATGATGGCAAATCTGAAATCGCTATTTACAAAGATGGCCGAAAAATTGCCAGCTCAGGCCTAACCGGCTTGGTGGACGATGAGGAATTGACCATTAGTTTTGGCCTCCAAAACGGTGAAGCTGTCGCTAAGGTCATGTCGATTGACTATATCTTCGTGGCTAAAGAGCGCTAATGGCTAAGAAGGGTGGGGGCAATAAGCTCCCCTCTATGCCTCCAATGGCACCAAAGCCGAATAAGTCCGGCAAATCAGGCAAGCGCGGTTGCTGACCGCATCGAATTATTTAATATATTTTTAAAGTGAAAAATGACTACAAGTTTAGGTAAATATTATGATCAAGTGAAGCTTGGAAAAGTTTTCATTGGATCAACTGCGGCTGCGGGTACGGCATTCCCAATTTCTACAGGTACAGCCGTTACCTTTGGCCTTTGGAATACTTCTAGCAACAAGAATGCTGTGCCGCTTTGGTTTGGTGGCGGTTATACGTCAGGTACCATTGCGCTGGGCACACTTGGTTTCGCAAACCAGTATGTCGGCTTTACGCTGGCAACTGCGGCTCCCCTATCCGTCTTTACGGATGGCACGCCAAAGAATGCGCTTCTGAGTAGCGGTAACGCCTCAGCAATGCGATTCACGCCTTCTGCGGCCACGCTTACGGCAGGTGGCACGGGCCTTATGGTGACTGGCCACAGCATTGAATCCGCGACAGCGGGCCTTGGCGTGTTCACTTGGCGCGAAGACTTTGATGGCCGAATTATCGTTCCGCCGGGCAATCTGCTCTTTGTTTGCGGCTCCGTTGCCCAGACGGCATTGTTTACCATGTCGCTGGCTTGGGCTGAGGTAGACGTCTAATGGCAATCACCGCTACTAGCACCATCTTACATGATGGGCAACGCAATGCCGTCATGCAATTTACCGGGATGTCGGATGGTAGCGGCCAGGAAATTGGCGAGGTTAAGGTCGATGTATCAGAGCTTAACCCGCCCCCCAAGGAAGTAAAAGTTAACCGAATCGAATATTCAGTCGATGGCGGTAGCGTAAAATTATCCTGGGATGCTGATGCTGACGCCGATTTTGCAATATTATCGGGGCAAAACTTCTTCGATTATTGCAATATAAACGGTATGACCAACTCAGCTGATAAGCCAAATTCCGGCGATATCCTGTTTTCCACGATGGGGTTTGAGGCGAATTCCTCCTACACGATCAAACTTGATTTAATCAAAAAGTTCTAAATGGGCAGAGCAGACTTTTATAAACCCGGCGATTTCAACCGGCTATGCGATCAATGCGGACTTAAAAGGAAAGCATCAGATACAGCCGAAATGTGGAACGGCTTGATTGTCTGCTCTGATACCTGTTTCGAAACGCGCCATTCACAAGACTTTGTGCGAGGCCGCTATGATGATCAGCGTGTTGACAAGCCAAGGCCTGATCCAGAGCCAACCTATTTAAGCCCAACTGACGTTACAGCGGACGATTTTTAATAAGCACCTCAGGAAGCATTGATTACACACTTACGGCTAGAGATGTAATCCATTATGCAATGCGTAAAATTGGCGTTTTGCCAGTTGGCGCAACGGCCTCAGCCGATGAGGCGGCCTCCGTATTGATTGAACTAGAGTTGATGCTAAAAGAATGGGCTCACGAGGGCCCATTTTTATTTACCAAAAAGGAAAGCTCACAAACTCTAGTCGCCAACACAGCCGCATATACCCTAAGCACCTCGCTCCCGGTTCGGATCATAGAGGCGCGATATCGAGACACATCTAGCCCGGTATCTGATTTGCCTATGCAACAGCTTACGCGAGATGAGTATTTTACCCTTCCCACGAAAACGGCCACAGGCACTCCTACAACATTCTATTTTGATGCTAAATCAGCCTCCACGGGCCCCGTATTATACATTTGGCCTTTATTAGCCTCAGCTACCACAGAAGCCATATATTACACCTATCAAAGGCGAATAGAGGATGTGGACGATTTAACAAACAACCTCGATATTCCGCAAGATTGGCTTTCAACGGTTGGGTATGCCTTAGCAGATAGAATCTTAGATGACTATGGCGTATCGGATAAGGTTGGCGACAGGATCACGGCCAGAGCGCAAGAGATGATCCAAAAGGCAAAGGATTATGATCGGGAGGAATTTACGTTTTTTAGACCAGGATTTTACCGCTATTAATGACGATTGCCCCACTTAATTTAGGCACGGGAACCAACACAGGACGGGACGGCCAAGTAGCAAATACGCGGCATATTAATTGCTACATCGAAGACGCCGGGAGCGATGCTAAATCGAGAATACCCATATATGCTTGCCCTGGCTTAACGCGCTTCGATAATGGGAGCTATACAGGCATATCGAGGGGCTTAATCCAGCTCAATGACGCAGCCCTAATAGCCTTTCTTGGCAACGAGGTTGTAAGCCTCGATACAGGCGGAGTAACCACCACGCTAGGAACCCTAGTCGGTTCTAATAGGGTATTCCTCGCCAGAAATCGGAATGCCGCTCCGCAAATCGCCATTATAACGAGCGCCGGCCAATATTTCATTTTGCAATCCAGCGTAGTGACAGAAGTCAATGACGCCGATTTGCCGATTCCAAATTCCGTCACATATCTAAAAGGCTTCTATCTTTTCTCAATTGCCGATGGCCGCATTTTCCAATCTGATCTAGATGCTAGCAATGTTGGCGCATTAGCCTTTGATAGCGCTAATTCCAGATCAGAAGGGCTTGTAAGGGTATTTACCCATGCGGGCTTCTTGTATGCATTTGGAAAGCGAACCACGGAAATTTGGCAAGCTGACGCGAGCCTAGCGAGTGAGCCTTTTGTATTTAGCCCAATTCAGCAAGATATTGATATCGGTTGCATTGCCCCCCACTCAGTAACCCAAATTGGCACAGGCTTAGCTTGGGTTGATGATAATGGCATTGTTCGCTATGGGCGAGATGGCGGAGCCCTGCGCATCTCCAATCATTCATTAGAAAGAGCCATAGAGGATTTATCCCAAGCCAATAGAGGCTTGATCGCCGGCAGGCAATGGTTTCATGAAGGCCATGAGTTTTATACATTATTCGCTGATAACTTCACTTGGACATATGACGTTTTAACGCAAAATTGGCATGAGCGGCAATCGTTCGATTCCACCACTTGGATGGTAAACGATATTGTTGATTTCGATGGCAAGTTTATTGCTGGTAGCGCGGTAGATGGCACTATGTGGAAAATAGACGCTAATGCATATGATGAGGATGGGAGCTTACTCATTATGGACATTAGGGCCCCTAATGTGAATGATTTCCCCTCTGGATTTATTGCTGATGCGATTGAAGTTGATGCTATCATGGGCACTGGCATAACTGCCAATGGAACCGGAATTCATGTGCATGATGGGAGCTATGCGGATTTTGGTGATGTGAATGATTTAACTACATCTTTCACCATTGAGGCGATTATTAATACATCTAATGCAACCACGCCAGCGCAACGAATTGTTGCCAAGGATAACGGTACGGCAGGATGGGCGTTAAGCCTTAGCGATGGGGCAACCGGAACACTAAGGTTTTTTCACAGAAGCTTAAATACTGTTTCAACGGATAGCGCAGCTAGCATTATATCCAGCAATGTCCAATATCACGTTGCCGCCGTCCACAATGCGGCTACGGATACGGTCACTTTATATGTGGACGGCGTACAAGTAGCCCAAACGACAGGGCAAACCAACGCGCCAGCCTCAAATAGCGTTTCGCTAACTGTTGGGGCAGGCCCAAGTGATCCGAACCAAGCACAGCCCAAGGAATTTAAGGGCTTCATTCGCGAAGTCAGAATGTGGAATGTAGCCAGAACACAAGCGCAAATCTTAGCTTCTATGCAAACCAGCTTAGTTGGCAATGAATCGGGCCTAACCGCTTATTGGAAATTCGATGAGCAAACAGGCTCGGTTATCAATGACACAACCGCTTCCAATTTCGATGGGGTTCTAGTTGGCGATGCAATGTGGAGCAATCTATTTTGGGAGGATAGAGTTACGCCACGCTTAATGATCGATTATACAGATGATGGTGGACAAGTCTTCGCCGGAGAACGTACAGCCACGTTAGGCGCAATTGGAAAGAGACAAACTAAAGTGCGATTCAATAAATGGGGGCATGTACGAGAAAATGGTAGGCAATGGCGATTAAGAGCCACAGCGGGCCTTAGGGGCATTATCTCAGCCTCGATTGACGCAAGGCCGCTTAGGTAATGACACAGCTCCCTAGCGCAGATTTGCCATTCGTAACGCCGGGAACCAATCGAATTAACCTCGAATGGTTCACGGCATTGCAGCGCCTTGCAAAGGGCGTTGATCCGAATTTTATCAATCTCAATTCAAATGGTTTTGCTGTTTCGGTAGACCCTCCTGATAGCTATGGCGGCAATGCATATCAAGCGGTTGGGACAAGCGCGGCTGCGGGTTATGTCGCACATCTTGGGACGGTTCCCGTTGGGGATATCCGCCTAGGCTTTTATGGCTATGGCGTTTATGACGGAACTTCCCGTAATGCGGCAAATATTACATCCTTCTCCGAAGCGGCTTGGACAATTGGCGTTAGTCATCCTGCCAATATCAAATTTGAAACAACCGCCGCTGGCTCCACAACGAGAACGGAGCGTTTGCGCGTTCAAGCCGATGGCATGATTAGATTTGCCGCTCCCTCGCAAATTGCAAATGGGGCTGTGGCTACAGTATTAGGCAGCCTTGGGCCCGTTGGATCGCATACAACAGTGCAAGAATGGCTTCAAATCGTTAATGCATCTGGAGTAACGCGCTACATTCCATGTTTTTAATACGCAAATTAGAAGATAAAGACATCCCCGAACTGGTCAAAATGCTCCGTGAATTCCACGACAATTTTGATTATGTCGGGAAACATCAGGTTAATGACGAAACGGCCTATAATGGTTTCGCCGATTATGTGGACCATCCCGTATTGTCATGCTTGGTAATTGAGGAAAACAATCAGCTCATTGCCACAATGGGCTATATGATTATCCCACATCCCTGGAATGGAATTGTAATATTCCATAAGGCTTTTTGGTATTCACGAAAAGCCGGTGCGGGAACTAAATTATTGAGGCACATAATCGATATGTGCAAGAGGATGAAAATAACTCAAGTTCATATCGGCTCAATGCATCCAAGCGTTGATAAATTACTAGTCCGCAACGGCTTTAAGCCATCTGAAACAAATTATTTACTGGAATTATAAGGATTAATGGCCGCAGCCGCAGCCGCAGCAATTAGCGCTGGCGCAAATATCTTCGCGGGCAATCAAGCCGCGAAAGCTCAGAAAAAAGCCGCTCAATTACAAGCGCAGCAATACGCCCAAACCAAGGAATCGCTGTCCCCATATATGGATGCTGGCTCTACTGCCATGGATCAATACGGGAACGCAATTGGCCTAAATGGGGCAGACAAACAAACTGCATTTTATCAAAATTTTCAAACTGATCCTGGCTTCAAAGCATCTCAGGACTATGCAACGCGAGGAATAGAAAATTCCAATGCGATAGGAGGGCGAGGCTATGGCGGCAACGTCATTGCTGGTTTGGGCGAGTATCTCCAAAAGAATATACTTGGCGCTTACAATTCGCGCATTAGCCAAATTGGCGGCGTGGTCGATACCGGAAAAAGTGCGGCATTGGGATTAGGCGGCATTGGCCAGCAATCCGCTACAGCTCAAGGCACAAATCTAGCAAATGCCGGATATTATCAAGGCGCTGGTTTAGCCAACGCTGGCAATAATTTAATGCAGGGGTATAACAATTATAATCAGCAAAATGGATATAACGCTGGCAATCCTGGCAATGGCTTAAATAACGCGAATAATTACATAGGTAAAATATTCTAATTAATGGCGACTATTCTTAGCTTTCTATCAGGGAGGCAAATAACTAATAACAATGGCGTGCCGCAAGCGGGTGCTTTACTTTATCATTATCTAGAGGGTACCACTAGCAACCTAACTGTATATTCCAATGAAGGCGGAACAACCCCGCACGCACAGCCTGTTGTATGCGATGCGGGCGGCTTTGTCCCATTAATCTATATTGGCGATGCATCTGATTGGAAAGTTGTCATCCAAACGGCTGGCGCGGTTACGCTCCAGACATATGACAATCTTGCCGCCGCAGAAACCGAAACAAGCACAAGTAGCTTTGCAGCTCCGCAATTTCCATTTACCCAAACAACGAGCGCATCTAGCCCGGTTACATTAGTAGCCGCTGATGCTGGCAAAGCTTATGAAGCCAACACTACATCAGGCAGCATAACATTTAATTTGCCTAGTGCTGCATCTGTCGGCAATGGTAAGGGCTTTGTATTTAAGAAAACCGCAACTGCAAATTCTCTCATCATTGATCCAAGTGGCTCGGAAACAATTGATGATGTATCTACCAACTTAACCATTACATTAAAAGATACTGTTACCGGGATTTTCTCGAATGGTGCCGAATGGTATAAAATAACTGAAGTTATTTTACCAGTTCCTACCGTTCAAAAGTTCACTACCGGAACAGCCCAAACTTATACACCCGCCACGAATGTACGCTTTATCAAGGTACGAATGGTTGGCGGTGGCGGCGGTGGCGCGGCTGAAGTTACCAATGGCGGCGCTGTAGGCACGACCACTAGTTTCGGAAGCTGGACGGCGGTCAACGGAAGCGGCGGAACGGCGGCTGGTTTAGCTGGAAACGGGGGAGCGGGTGGGACTGGCGGCGCTACAGGCACGGGCGTTTTAATCGTCCGCATTGATGGCCAGAATGGTGCGAGGAATGGCGGCGTTGCTGGCGCGACAGGCGGCATAGGTGGCGTAAGTCCATTTGGCGGCGCTGGCACGGGCCAAGATGGCGCGGCTGGCACTAACGCAAAGGCGAATACTGGCTCAGGTGGTGGCGGAGCAGAAGAAAGCTCAGGCGGTGGCGCTGGCGAATATCTTGAGTTTTTTGTACTCGCTCCAGCGGCCACAACTTACACAGTTGGCACGGGCGGAGCGGGCGGAGCGGCCGGTACCTTCGCGGGCGGCAATGGCGCGGCCGGAATCATAATCATTGAAGAATATTACTAATGCCTACTCCATTACCCTCTGTAGACGTACCTGATTTTGCCCAAACGCTAAATGCATATCGCACTGGCACGCAAGATCGTATTGCGGCCGATGAGCGAAATGTTCTCAAGGAAGCTGGCGGCTTAGCCGCCGCTGGCAACTATAAGGGGGCTCAATCTGCCCTCTATAGGGGCGGCAACTTTGGCGAAGCTCGAAGCGTTGCGGGAGAACTACGCGCTCAATCCGCAGAAGGCCGCGCTCAAGGCACATATGCCAGAACGATGGCAAATGACAAACTTGAGCAAACTGGCAAAATGTATGAGTTATTTGGCCGCCTAACTGAGCAGATTAAAACGCCAGAGCAATTGGAAATGGCTAAGCAGCTCATCAAACAGCGCACTGGCCATGACTTCTCAAGCGTCACAATGGAACAATTGCCCATGTTGCATCAACAGGGCATATCCACTCAACAGCAAATCGAGAATGAATTAAGCGAGCGGCGAATGAAGGCGGAGCAATTGCGAGCCGATCAAGCGCAATCGAATTCTAATCGTTCATTCGGCTTGCAGGAAAAGCAATATGAAAATACGGTTACAAATCAAACCGATATTCGCGACATTATGCGATTACGAGCTGAGGCAGCAAAGGCAAAGGCTGGCGCGGCTAAGCCATTAACGTCAGAACAAGCCAAAGCCCAAGCCTATGAACTTGAACTAACTAGCGCTAATAAGGCTGTAAAAGACTCGCTTGTTGATCGGCGCGGCGGAGGAAAGCTCTCTGGCCCCGCAAAGAATCGATTAGGTGAATTTGGTGAAAGTCCACTTTCCTCGACAACCAATCAATTGGCGTTAAGCGATTATACCCCTGGATTTGTCACGGCCAATTACCTGAATAAATCTGAGAGGCAATATCTACAGCAAGCCGAACAATTCCTTAGCGTTCTTTTGTATCATCGAAGCGGCGCACAAATTAGCGCGCCAGAGTTTGCGAGAAGTTATAGGATTTATTTCCCGCAACCCGGCGATGATTTGCAAACGCGCAGATATAAGGCAGAAGCGAGAAAGACCGCTATTAAAGGAATTCAAATCCAAGGCGGGATGACGCCTAATTCTCCGGCTGGTACGCCCCAATCGGCCAATCAGCCAGAGGGCGAAGCTAATAGCTTTGGCCATTTATCTGATGATGATTTATTAAAACAATTGAATGAGTAAATGGCTGATAAGCTAGAGCTTTTATTAGAGGCGGAAAAGCGCGGCATTTTGCCGGAAGATAAGAAAGGCTTGCTAGACGAGGCCCGCAAGCGCGGCCTTGTTCCGGCAAGCGCCACTTCTAGCGCTCCGGCTACAGGCCCGCGAGTCCCGCTTTACGTCTCGGATGAGCAGGGCGAATTTGATTCTAATGATCCGAAAAATGCGGACAGATTAAATGCGCTCAATGCAAAAGACGCCCCTATTCGCGAGGCACAAAAAGCCGATGAAAAGCGCCTAGCTAATCGAGGCATGGGCCAGAGAGTTGTAGACGCTGCTTCATTTGGGCTTTCTTTGCCTATTCGCATGGCAACAGGTGGCAAATACGGCATTGGCGATGCAACTGGCTTATTAAATGAAAATGCCGGCAAGAACTTTCAGCAATCTGAATCTGATTTTGCTAGGGCCAATGCTGGAGCATTGCAAACTGTGGCTGATGTTGGCGAGGCCTCTTTAGGCGTTCCGGCATTATCCGCATTAGGCGCGCCAGCTCGCGTTGCTGGCCGTATACCCGGCGCAATTATTTCAGGACCATTGCGCCCTGGAACTAAAATGGCTAGCCGTTATGTGCAAGAACCTAGTGCAATTGGCGCTACAATCGATGCAATGCGAGCCAGCCCTAGAGGCACATTAGCCGCCGCTATTCGCGGGACAGGCGAAAGCCTTGAGGGGGCCTCCAGAACGCCGGGAGCAGTAGCGGGCACAGAAAGCGCCATTAGGCTGCCTGCTATGGTAGGCAGGGCTGGCAAAGGCTTACAAGGCTATGCGGACAATATGCAAGCCGGCAAATTGAAGCCTAGCGCAAATCAGCCGCCGGTAATTGGCCTGCCTGAAAATATCCAAACCATTCCTGAGAGATTGAGGGATATTCAAGCCTTTCGCGATTTGGAAATGGAACCTTTCTCCCCCGCATTAGGCAGCACGGGAACCGCCAGAGCAATGCGAACCGTGGAAGAAATTCCAGTTGTTGGCGGAACCGTTAAGGGGCCAAAAACTACGGCAGAAGTGCAAGCGCGAGATGCGCAAGCCAAACTTGCTAGGGATTTAGGCGCGCCGGCCACAGAAGAAGCAGCCGGTTCATTGGTGCAAAGGGGCCTAGAGCGCTATCGAGGCGCGGGCGTAAGCGATATTGAGCCCGGAACGCTTCGCGGCACTCCGGTTGGGCCTCAGGGCCCCGTTAGGCCTTTGGGCATTGAGCCTTACCAATCCGTTAAAGCAGCTCAGCGCTTGACCGAGGGCCAGGCCGAAAATGCTATTGCGGCGGAACCAATTCGAACGGCTGAGGGTGGCGGAAGGGTGGTCACCGCCAGAGGCGCGGTTGTTCCAGCCGCAAGGCCCCTAGACCAAATCGGACTAAGGCGAACCAATGTTGAGGATTTAACAGCCGCAGAACGCCAGCGCATAATCGAAGCCCCTTCTCAGCAAACGAGCTTTAAAACTAGAGCTGAGGCGCTTTATGAAAATGCATGGCAAAGAATCCCCAAAGGATTGCGCACAAATGAATCTATGAATTCCAACCAAATTGGTTGGAAGAACATGCAGGACACAATGCGCCAAATCAGAGGGGAAACAGCCAATCAAATTGCCGGCCAAGGTACAATTGGCGGGCCTCTAGCGGCTAGAATTATGCGAGCTAGAACGCATACGAATTTAGCCGAGCTTCGCAGCATTAGAACAGAAATTGGCAGGGCATTATCTAATTTCGGGAATTTCGAAACAAGCCTAGATCGCACGCAACTAAACCGGCTTTATTCGGCTGCCTCCAAAGATATGGAAGCGGGCCTTACCGATTTATCTAATCGGGCTTGGATCAGGACGCGTAGCACAGGGCCCGATAGAATCCCAATTTCTCAGGCTAGAGAAGCTGATGCGGGCCTCTACGAATTTCGCAGGGCAGATAGGTATTTCCGCCAAGGTCAAGCGCGAATGGATAAATTCATGAATGTGCTTGATGCGAAAAATCCTAATGAAGCGGCGCGAAAAATCATCACTGGTTTAAAGGAAAAGACAGCTAATCCCGGCATGTTACGGGAAATAGCAGGCACATTAAGGCCCGATGAATTAAATTCATTTCGCGGGCATGTGATAGGCCAATTAGGCTCGAAAAGGCCCGGTGCGGTAGCCGCAGAAAGCATTTTTAATTGGAATAATTGGGCAACCGACTACAACGCGATTATGAGCGCGCCGGGAGGTCGGGAATTCATGACAAAAGGCTTGGATGCTGGAGTGGCTACTAGATTAGACAATTTAGCCAGAGTGGTTAATCGCATGAAATACTATGAGCAAACCAAGAATTTTTCCGGTTCGGCCTATAGCGCGATTGGCCTAGCCAGTTTGTCAAATCCGATGAATGCCGTATTTATGCTAGGTGGAGGTGCATTAGCCGGTAAATTATTTACCTCTAAGGCATTTTTATCTTGGAATGAAGCGCTTATGAAAGCCCAATTAAAAGTTGGGAATACAGCGGCCTCAAATGCTAGGATCATGGCTCAATATGCCAAACGCCTCCCGGCTCTAGCCAAGGCTCAGAAACTTGATCCTGATACGCAGCAAGCCCTAACGGTATTCGGCCAAGCGCTTAATCAGCAAATCGAGGGCCAAGACAGGCAAAAGGCGCGAGCATTGCCCGCGCCCTCTATGCCTTAAGCAGCCCAACGCCAAAAAGTACCGCCATAAGCAGCCATGGCGAAATGGCGTAAAGCAAGCACATGATACCAAGCGAAACAAATATGCTTAGTTGATACATTGCGAAGAAAGTTAGAAGCTTCAAGTTAAGCCCCGAATAAGGGCTAAGTTCTCAGGCTAAGCGCCAAGGTTATAAGCTAGAATGCTCATAACAGATAGAAAGACAAGCCCCAATAGGTGAACAAGCGTTACTTTGCCTGTTTCTTCCTGTTGGGGTTTAACCTTTGGTTCATAGTGCGGCGTCGCCCCGTCTACCCGCTCGCCATCTCGTTCGCATTGGACGAAAGTTAATGTGGCGAATTCAGACATTTTAGGGGCTCCATAGATAGCGGAAATAAGCTGTTCTCACATATATATGTCAAAATAAAGGCAAAGAGTAGTAAATGTTTGGTGGTCCACTTGGGCCGAATGTAGCGCCTCCCCAACAGGCACAGCCGGCTCAGGCTCAAGAACCATATGGATTTGATAGAGCGCTATCTGACGTAATTGATTTTCTCGGCATGGGCGGAACTGAGCAAGCCGAGGCCAATCAGCTCCAGCATGAGCAAGATAATCCATTTGTTTATGACGATTCCCAACCCCAACCCAGGGGAACGCCATATCAACCGACAGAGAGTGGAAACCTCCAGGACAGGCGCAATGTGTCGCCTGACATGGAAGAAGCCATTCGGCGCTATGGCTCAGCCCCCATAGGCGACGCAGAGCCTACAGCTAAGCGAGCTGCGGCGCGCATATCGCTCATGCCTCATGGCGTGGTCCCGTTTGTAAGCGCGGCTTATGATATAGCCACAGGCCAGAATAACCCCCGAAACCTCAGCCTAGGTGACCTTTATAATAAAAGGCAAACTGAGGCGAATATGCTGGTTGAGGATCAAAAGCCGGCGACTCAAATGATTGACGATTATCTGCCATATGTAGCAGGCCCCGCAATCGCCGCTTTTGCGCCAGCTTCAAAAGGTGGCCAATTAGCTCGCGTGGTAGGCACAGGCTTAAGAGGCGCGGCGGCTGGCGGAATTGTTGGCGGCGTTCAAGGCTATTTTGATCCGAAATTTGACAGTAGGGAATTAGGCGACCCGGAACGAATTAGCCAAGGCGCTAAACGAGCTGGCTTAGGCGCAGCTATGGCGGCTCCAATGGCTATGGGCACGCATGCGGCGGGTGAATTAATTAAAGATGGCTACAGGCAATTTCGCGGCGCGCCAGACCAGCCAAGCATAACTGAAAAGGTTCCAATCGCCAGCAAGCCGATGCTTAGGGGCCAAGCCCAAAGCGAACAAGGCCAAAGGGCTTTCGAAGATCAATTGGCCTATAGACTTGGTATGTCGCCAGATGACTTGCGGCCAAAGGTAAACGCAGCTAGGCCAGAGCCAGCTCCAGCGCCAAGGCAGACTCCTCCTACCGAGCCAGTGCAGACCCCCAAAGCTCAGCCAGTAGAGCCAAAGCCCGTACAAGCCGCAGAGAAGCCCGTACAGCCAAGCGAACCAGTTTCGGCTCCCGTAGCTCAGGCCAAAGCCAAGCCGGCTCCAGAGCCCTCAGAGGCTCCCACACAGCCAAAGGCAAAGGTAGAGCCTAAACAGGCTCAGGCCGATGAAACTCCCGCATTTAAGAAAACCAAAAGCCCGATTACGCAAGCGCAGTTTAGGCGCTTTAATGAATCGAAAAAGGGCCAAGAGGCCTGGCGGGAAATCAATTCGGATAGAAAATTAGCTCAGATTAAGGCCCAAACCGACATTGTAAAAGCCGATGCTAATCCGCCATCCGCTAGGGAAATGCTGCTAAATAGCGGGAAAATCCCAGCTAAAGTCACGCCAGATAATCCAGGGCCGAATGAGGCCCGATTTGCCACGCCGGGAACCAAGGCGGGATATACGCCAACAGAGCGGCGCGGCGTAATGCAGATATCGGAGGATATCAGCACAAAATCAGGAAATCAGCCCTCGAAATGGACTTCTGAGGATAGGGAGGAATTTGTATCGAGGGCAGCACGCCATACCGATATGAGCCCTTCCAAAATCAAGAGTTTATTAACCTCCTATGGCGAGGGGCCAAGGGCTCAAAGGGGAATGAGCACAGCTCGAATTAGGGAACTAGTTCAAGCCGAAAGAACAAAAGCCAGGATAGAAAAATAAGAGGTAAGCCCGGTCAAAAGCCGGGCTTTTTTAATGCTGAATTTAAGCGAACTGCAAAAGTTATTTCCAAATGCTAAATATGGGTATTTAGAGGCTATCATTGGATATGAATCTAATTTAACCCAAGCGGGAATTACAGAAAATAAGCTCCGAATTATCCATTTTCTCGCCCAAGCCGCCGCTGAAACGGGCGGATTTACGATAAAAGAGGAAAATGGAAATTATTCCCCTGAGGGCTTATTAAAGACTTTCCATAAATATTTTAAATCAATTTCCGAGGCTAGGGCATACGCGCATAAGCCCCAAGCCATATTTAATAAAACCTATGGTGGCCGGCTTGGGAATGATAACCCAGGCGATGGTTATAAATATCGAGGCAGGGGCGTTTTCCAAATTACCGGAAAGGGGGCCTATAAAGAATATGGCGATAAGGTTGGGATTGATTTAGTAAGCAACCCTGATCAGGCTGGAGAACCAAATATTAGTATCCAGCTCGCTACCCATTATTGGTCTGATTTGAAATTGAATGATTGGGCTGATAAAGACGATATTTTAGCAGTCTCACGCGGAATAAATGGCGGAAACCCAAAACGGAATATTCAACCAAACGGAATGAGCGATAGGAAAAGTTGGTATGCGCGCATTAAAAAGGCATTCTCTGACGAAGGCGAGAAAGACGCTAATCCGGTTGAATCTGGCTCGTTGGCTGAGGGAAGCTCTGGAGATGAGGTTAAACGCCTTCAAAGCGCCCTTAGAGCGAAGGGTTATCAGGCAGGCTCTATTGACGGTATATATGGGGCTAACACCTCAAGGGCAGTTGCCGCTTTCCAGACGGACCATAATATGGCTGGCAAGCCCGGTGTCTGGCTAACCGATTATTGGCCAACCCTGGAAAACGCGCCAAATATCCAGGCGGAACGCGCTGATATCACAGCTAGCGACTTACACCAAGCAGGCGATCCGCTGGTTACGCAGGCCACTTATGGCCAGAGGCTATTAAGCTGGTTTGGCTTGGGGGCCTTAGTCACGGGCGGAACCTCTAGCGTTTCAGGCTCATTCCCCGAACTGGTCACGCAATACCAGCCCGTCATAGATACATTTAGGCCCGCTGTCCAATGGGCAGCAAATAATGGCTGGCTATTGGTTATTATTGCAGCCATAGCAGGTTGGCTCATTCTCAGGAATATAATCAAGGCAGCCGTAAAAGCCTATAAGCATGGGGATTATCAAGGCCCATATAAGGAAGTGAAATGATCACATTCTTATTAGGGTTTCTCCCGATAGCCAAATTCGTTCAAATGGGTTTGGACATTGGGTATAGCCTGATAATTAAATTATTGGGCTTGGTATTTTACCTAGCTTCAGAATATTGGGGCCGATGGCTATTATTTGCCATAATCATAGCATGCTCACTTTTATATGGCCGCTATCATTATATCCATCAGGGTAGAGCCCAGGAGGCCCATTTCTGCGAGCTTCGCATTGATGACGCCCTTAGAACTAGGCCAAAGAGCAACCTAAAATCAGCGCCAACAGGCACCATTTTTGATGACTGGTTTGGATCGCCATGATGGCCAAGCTTCCCGGAAGCCCCAAAAGCCAGATTGATCTAACAAAGGGCAGCCTCCCGATATTGGCCGCCCTCACTCTATTGTGCTTTGTCGCGGCCTCAGCCTATGGCGTTGGCTCATTTATATCGAATTTGACCAGTGATCGCGACCAATCGCGCGAGAAGTTTGTTGCAATTGACGGTGAACTTAAAACCATTAGAGGCCTAATAGAAAATGGTAATTTCGTCAGAAAGTCGGAATTTGACACATGGTGCCGAAATGCAGAAATTATAAATCGAGGGTTTAAATGCGGAAATACAAGGTGATTACTAAAGCAATCAGGGCAAAACAAGATTGGATGTATGACGACGATCCGCTACTTCCTGGCCTAACCGTGTTTGAACTTGATAATAGCCCTGTAGATACTGGATTGTTAGACCATAGAGGTGAATCAATTTTCGCCTATGTGGAGCGCAACCCAATCGGATTTACTAATCGTTTAGCAGCGCTTGATTGATTGCTAGCGCTTTAGCAACGCCCCCCGTATATTAGCAACATCAACGGCGCACAACGGTTTTATGAAAACGCAAGTATCAAGTGGCGCTACGATAAAAAGGGGACGCAGTACCGAAGATGTTAGTTTCATCGTTAGATTTAGGATCTTACCAAGAAAAAGCTAATATCGCCTGTTGTCTGCGTCCCCATTTAATTAATGCAGGTTTTCCAATGCCGAAGAATTTGGCTACATCGTTTTGTAATCGAGAGGTCATTGGTTCGAATCCAATATATTGGCTTAATAATCAATATTAGCTCAGTTGGGAGAGCGCTAAAAATATCCAAGTTCGCCTGTTGCTTGGAAAACCCGCTTTAATTAAATATGCCGCGATACCGAAGAATTTAGTTACATCGTCTGTTAAACGAGAGACACAGGTTCGAATCCTGTTCGCCCTGCCAATTTATAGGGTGATAGTTTAGAGGTCAAAACGCTAAAATATCTAAATTCGCCTGTTGTTCGCGATATCAAAAAGCCTGTCAGTACCGAAGAATTTAGTTTCATCGTAATATCTTGAAAATATGTCGCGAGACAAAAAATCTAAATTCGCTTGTTGTCTGACAGGCTTTTTTCTCTTAACCCAGTAAAATGGTTGTGTAAATGCGTGTTAATTCTCTAATTAAGAAAGCGCCGATTTATACTCACGAAGGCGCAAAAGCTTCGCATATTAATCCCATTCAACAGCTTAGACGTTCTGTTCTATCTTGCATGCTTTGGGAAGATACATTTTACGAATCCGGCCAAGATATTGCTACTCGCATTAAATCCAATGCCGCGCTTGTCACGCCTCAGCAATTAGCCGCTCTTGCCATTGAAGCAAGGCAAAAATTCCACCTTAGACACATTCCCCTACTTTTACTTATTGAATTGGCCAAATCGGCCAAAGGCATACCGGGCCTAACTCGCAATACGGTTGAATCGGTAATCAGCCGCGTTGATGAAATGGCTGAGCTATTGGCTATTTATTGGGCCGATGGCAGAAAGCCCGTTCCAATGGGAATATTAAGAGGCTTACAGCAAGCCGCTCAGAAATTTGACGCATTCCAATTAAATAAATGGAATAGAGATGGCACAGTTAAGTTGCGCGATGTTATTTTTCTATCCCATATGCATTTCCCTGACTCTGAGCGTGCTAGCCTTATTGCTAACGTGGCGAATTCAAGTCATTTCCCAGAAGTCACAAAAGGCGGTTTCGCAGTTGGTGCTAATCTTGGGCTCAGCGGAACACCTCACGTTGATACGCCCGAAACTTGGGAAGCCCTAATTGCGGGAGCTGGCGCGCAAACGTCTAAACGCCGGGAGATTTGGACGGATTTACTAGATAGAGCCCTTAAGCGGGAAAAAGGCAGCCTCGGTTATATGGCGGTTTTGCGCAATCTCAACAATTTCCATAAAGATGGCGTGGACACGAAGTTAGTTGAGTCTGTGATTGAAGCCAGAGTGGGCGCACATAGGGTGTTACCATTCCGCTATATCCAGGCTGCAAAAGTAGCACCTCAGTTCTATCGCTCTTTAGACAAAGCTCTAAAGGCCTCGATTGTCTCAAGGGATGAACTAAGCGGGACAACTGTTCTTTGCGTCGATTGCTCAGGCTCAATGCAGAGCCCTGTATCTGGCAAATCTCAGGTAAGCAGGTTTGAGGCTGCGGCGGCTCTGGCCGGTTGCGTGAATGGTAAAACACGCCTTATTGCCTTTGGCGAGACTGCCAAGGAAATTCCGCCCATTCAAGGGTTAGGCACCGTTACAGCCCTACAGGGTGCAAATGTAGGCTTTTCCACTAACGCGCACTTGGCGGTGAATATCGCCAATGCAATGAATCCCGATAGAATTATCGTAATTACAGATGAGCAAATCGCTCATTCGTTACCAGCTCCAAAGACTAAAAACCCATATATCATCAATGTAGCCTCGTACAAAAATGGAATTGGCTATGATCAATGGACGCATATTGACGGTTTTTCAGCGGCTACCTTGGACTTCATTAGGGAAAATGAAAACATGGATCGCGTTATTTACTGAATACATCAGGGGATTATGGGGAATATTTCTACTATGTTTAATCGCATGGTGCGCCGGTGGCTTAATGGTTTTTCTTTTTCACCTTTTGCACCTATTCACAAGATGAGGCAAGGCATGGATTGGTCTAAAGTTATTCCGGTTTCGACCGAACCTTTCGAATTTGGCCCTATTCAAACTAAATGGCTAGAGGCTCTGGAAAGCGGCGAATATAAGCAGGGCAAGCGGGAGCTTAAATCCTTGGTGTCGTTTCAGGGTGACGTTGGCAAGCCTGTGCATCACGCCTATTGCTGCCTTGGCGTGATTTGTGAATTACAGGGCTTAGCTTGGCAAGATTTTGGGCCGCTGACTGGAGCCGGTTTTTGCTATATGGGCTCGCATGCTTATAATAATTATCTACCCGAAGATTTTGCATATTCCATTGGGCTGAGGGGGCCTAGTGGACCGTTTACAAACCCAGTCAACGCCAATAATTGCGCATATAGCAATTTAGCTGAAATGAATGATGACGTTGAATCGCGCCTCTCATTCAAAGATATTGCCGCATATATCCGGCATGATCCGCACAACATTTTCCATCATTCGGCATAGGTGACAAAATGCAAGTTATTTCCTTTCTTGATGGCATGACTCCCCTGAGTTCAAAGCCCTATCCATTTACGCAACTTCAATTGGATTGGCTGGCTTCGCTTAAGAGCGGCAAATACAAACAGGGCCATGGATATCTAAAAGATAATCAAGACGGTTATTGTTGCTTAGGCGTTCTATGCGAATTAGCTGGCTTTCCAACTGAGAAATTAGAGGGGGCCAAATGCTATTTGTTTAAGGATGTGACATCCAATCAATCCAGCTCGTCATATTTACCGGAATCCCTTACGCGGTTGGGTTTGTTCAATAACTCAATTGGCAAATTTGTATGGGCCGCAAGGTTTCCCAATGTGGACTATGGGAAACCCAAAGATGAGTCGTTTGGCGTTGAATTCTCGGATAGCCCATGTAAGCAGGATATTGGCCATACCTCGCTAGGCTGTATGAACGATGCGAAAATGATCAAAACCGAATCCGGCGAAATGCGCTCATTCACCTTTAGGGAAATCGCGGATTATATTGAATTTGATCCGTGGAACGTTTTCCGCGCTCCGCCTTTGGTTGAATAGCCAAAAATGAGAGCAGGCATATTTTTCATTCTGGCCGCGATATGTCTGCTAGCGGCCTCATGCGCCATTCATCCCAAAAACCCAACCCAGCATAACCAGATAAGACAATATGAAATTTAAACGAATTCAGTTGGGCATTAAAATTGCCTCGCTTGGCGATGAGGCTAGGCGAATAAGAAGCAAAGAACAAACGATTAAATTAAAGGCCAGCCGAGAAAGAGTCTTAGCCCTATGCAAACACAAGGGCATAGATCAGGATTCGCCATCTGAGGAATTAAAGGCCGAATTACAAAGGCGCGTAACGCCTCAGGTTGAAAGGGTTATTGGTTCCCTAAGCGGGCCAGATGAATCCTTTAAGATTATGCGCACAATCGATAAGGGGGCTCGAAAGGTAATTCGGAAATTCCTTAGGCAAGGTTTGTCGAAAGAGGAAATCCTGGCAATTCCCAATATACAAAGAAGCTTTCGGCATGTGCCAATTTATAACGATTTGAGAAGGCACAGAAAGGGCATTGTCAGGCATGAATCTAGGCATGCTCAAGCCGCTTTAAGTTTTCTCAGGGGAAGGCCATTTTCTAGAACAGAAGATAAGCCGGCGTCTTATCCAAATTGGGATAAAGTGGCTGAGATAGCATCTCGCTTTTCAATGGAGGATAAGCGAATTCTTATGCAGCGATTTGAACAATGGAGCCAGGAGGCAACTGAATTTATTAGAGGGCGCGAATTGATGAATAAATGGATTCATTTCACGAAAGAGCCCATTAGGGCAATGGGATGAGCTACACAGCATTTTGTTTGATAACATCAACAGGAATTTGGATTATGCCGGAAACAAAGACGAATAAGTTTTTTGTCGCGCTTGATAAGGATGGCGACCGCGAGGGCTCCATTTATCAGACAAAGGGCGAAGCTATCGAATATGCCCGCGAGCATATCAATAGCTTCTATGGCAAAGAAGCCTATGTTGCTGAGGTGGTTTGCCAAATCAAGCCGCTTGGAACGCCGATTCAGGTCATTGACCTTTAGCAACGCTTAGGCTAAGCAAGGGTTGCGCGTAACCTGCATCGTGTCAGGCTCTATGCGCGAGCTGGCGGCCTAAGCCATCAAAAACTCCGGAGGGGATAGCCTGCGCAAGAAAGCCATTAAATTGGCATGCCTTTTGGTTGATCGCAAAAGTCATAACACGCGCATAAACCAAGCCCCCTTGGCGAAGGGGCCCGCCAGCTCAAATGCCCTTTGCTTCGTGACCGGCGGCAATTGGCTCAAGCCATTAGAGGCGCGCGCTTTCGGTCACATGGCCGCGCCAACCTTGCTCACGTAGGCCAACCGGTAGAGTCAAGGGGCTTAAAACCCCTACAGTGTCGGTTCAAATCCGACCGTGAGCACCAAATACCCGAAAGGGTAAAATAGACGATAGCTGGCCAAGTGGGCGAACTTAGCGACCATGCAAAACCAACGCCAAGGTGCTGTCGTCTATTATACTGAGGTGGCGAAACTGGTAAACGCAGCTAAGCATAATTAGCCGTTGTAATCGAAAGATCAGCTTGCAGGTTCAAAGCCTGCCCTCAGTGCCAATTATGCGGGATTAGCTCAGGCTGGTTAGAGCAAGCGGCATATAACCGCTAGGTCACAGGTTCAAATCCTGTATTCCGTACCAAATGGGTAAGTAGTTCAGTGGGAGAACGCGAGTCTCCAAAACTCGTCACCGGGGTTCGATTCCCCGCTTGCCTGCCATTCCCCCTTCGTCTAGCGGTAGGACACGGGCCTTTGGAGCCTGGAACCGGGGTTCGAATCCTTGAGGGGGAGCCAAATTATAGGAGGCTAAATCAGAAGACAAAAACGAATAGCCTATATCCGGCCAAATGAAACAGTTGGAAAATGCGCATTCCCAGGCTGCAATCTATCACTCACGCGACTAGATAATTTTGTGATTACATTGGCCGGCGATTATTATCATTGTACCTGTTGGGGCAAGGTCACTTTCGCTCCATTAAACCAAGTGTGTAAATTGAG